CTTACGTGTCAAGCCAATGTACGAATCACCCCGCTCGCTGGTCATAGCGTAGATGATGTAGTTGCAATCTGATCTGGGTGTACGTCTTGTCATCGCTCTCTCCTTACTATGTGTCTATTATAGCACTACGGGCCCAAAACGTCAACCCCAGACCGCACTCGCTGTGTGGCTTTAACGCCACACAGTATTATTAGATAATATTAATCTTCTATATAATAATCAAATGCACTTGCAAGCGCATTAAATGCATTTTGAATATCTTCATTATCTTCATAATCCTCCATGATAATGTCTTGCATTTGCAACATTAAACTGGTGAGTTTATCTTTTGTAGTAATAGTTTCTGACATGATAATCCTTTTTATAACTGTTCGATTAATGATAATGTAAAGTCTATAATATAAACTTTATGGCCCGGTAATACATTGTATACGCGACACGCTTCTGAAGCGGCATTTTCGGTTGTATAATAGTTAATAGCTTTAGTATTAATGTTAACGATTGCGTACATAGTTTCCTTGTTTTAAGCCCTAATTTTACAGCCAAAACACACTTTCGTCAACTGTGGCTAAAAGAACACACTCTCTGTGTAGGGTCTCTCTGAATCGGTTGACGGTTCGCCCAAAAGACAGTATAATAAAGACTGTTCGAACAAGGTGGGGGTGGACGGCGACAGCGCCTGTGTTTTCAGCTGTGGATAACTGATGTATAACCTGTGGACAACATTTTGGCTGTGGATAACTTTAAATCTCAGAACTTATCCACAGGTTATCCACTGTGGCGAAAAAACAACAGCGAAAAGTTATCCACAGAGTTATCCACATAGAAAACAGCCGAAAAAATTGCAAACGATAGTATTACCGCCGGCCCCTATTCTGTGTTTTCTGCTTCGGAATCCTCAACAAAACCCCATCCAAAAGCAGGTATTGACTGTAGCATGTACTCAGCACATTGATCACTTTGGTCTCGGTCAAATACACGTAAGTCACAGCGTCGATCATTATACTTAAAACAGACTATACTGCCAGTCTCAGTGTTCTTAGCTAAGTGTACACTGTGTTGACCATAGCGGATGTGTGCAAGGTTATTGATCATTATGACTCCCGGTCCATATACTGTATATAGCAGACCAAGCACAGAGACCGCCGTGAATGTACAGTATACCATACACAGTGACGGCAATGTCTACTATATTAGACACAGTGTGACAAAGTGCAAGTAGAATGGCCAAAAGTGCAATTTAGATCCCATGGCCTACGCTGTAGCGTGAACGAGTGCGGTTGATGAGTCAAGATTCTGTGGAAAAGTGTGACAAAGTGCAAAATTGTGCAACGAATCCTTGATTTAGAGTCAAATCATAAGATCAGGATGGCGTGGCTTAGAGTAAAAAATTTTTGAGACGGCTGGGGCAGAGAGGCATAGTTCAAATAGTCAAAACCCATCTTAAAACCCCGCACAACACAGCCAAAAAAACACACACGCTTATAGTAATCCCCTCTCAATCCTGGCGCCACTCTGGTTCTATACTGTATATACAGTGAATACTCTATCAGGGGCCACCTAAAAAACTTTTTTGCGCTGTCCACTTCGTGGCTACGGACACTCGCAGCGGGGCCTGTGGGCCCAAACTGTGCAGACCGCGCAGCGGGGCCTTGCTCTACTGTAGTCTATATACACACAGCGGGGCCTATGCTCAATATGCTGTATATACAGTAAATAATCATACTATGCGTATATGCGTTACTCTTGACAGCCACAGTCCCGTTATTGACAGCATCTATCGCTATTGTCAACTCAATGACATAGTGATGTATCCCGGTCCCTATATACATGTAGGAGATTCATATTGGTGTTGGCGTATTGAAGCAGAGCCCAATAAGCACATTACTTGGCTGCTGTTATGTTATGCGGATTATCTAACTGTGTTTTAGATCAGCTCTTGATCACGTAGATATTTGATATGACCTTCTTTATATATAGGAGCTCCGGGATAGTAGTTAAGGTTATTCTTGTTTACGTACATCAAGCACTGAGGATTCTCAGCATTGTACTCCCGTAGTTCCTGTTGACATTGCTCTGCTATAGTGGCCAGTTGCTGCCATTGCTCAGGTTGCCATCTCAGCACAGAGCCCAACTCTTTCTTTGCATAAGTGTAGGCTTCCCAGGGTTCTGGGTGTAGATCATCGCTTGCAGGACGGTGTTTGTCCCACTGCCACAAACAGGGTTTCCGTGTTTTTCTGCTCTGCTTGACCCAGTCTGTCATGCTGAGTTCACTGCGATTTAACTTGTCAAAGTTCTGCCAGTGTGGATCTAAGAGATCAGGATAGGGTCCAAGGCTGTGATTACCCGTTTCCAAAGTGAAACTGCGCAGGTTATTCATAAACACAAAGTGATAGGCTATTTTGTGATAGTTAAGTAGCAGAGCCGCTGACTGTACCAATATCAGAGTCTGTATCAGTGCGTCTTGGTCACTCCACAAATGCTGTAGAAACGCACTGGTCACAGGGCTGTCTCCTGTTTGATTCCACACATTGCCCAACTGCTGCCACTGTTTTGGACCCAGCCAAAGATCATAGCGTGTATGGCCTGTCCACTGTATGGTAACTCGATCTACTCCCTGTGTGATCTTACCCGTGAACAGAGCATTGGCCATTCGGGTATATATGGCCTTGTTGCCCGTGCCCGGGCTGCCGTAGTTAACACAGGGTTCTATTTGATTGAGTAAGTCTGCCCATGTGGGCCATTGATAGCGTGTAAAACTGCAGCCAAAAGCATGTATCATGTTGTTTTGAATATCGGGTTAATTTTGGTTGTCATATGGGTTATTTATAGTTGACTGAGTTCGGGATAACTGTTATAATAAACACTACACTAACACACAAAGGGACTTTATGGCTCGCTATACTATTAGAGAACTCAATCAATTTGGGCACAACACAGCCCGAGAAATTGCTCTTGCACAGGGCACACCCAGGAAGCCACACAGGGTTTATAGCAGTATGGTTCACCCCCGTTGCTCTGAAGAAGGCTGTTCAAACGAACGAGCGGTACAGGATTGGCACTGGACTTCAGGAGAGCCTGTGTATAGAACAGTCTGCAGTCAGTGTCATCATCAGCGCACAGCCAAACGCTACGCAGAGAAAACAGGCGCAGATTGGATTAGAAACATCGACGACGTAGTGGCACACAAAGCAGGATTCACCTCCCATGCTGACTATGTTAACAGTCGACATCCTTATCGGCAATATCGCAAAGACCATTGCGAGAATCAGGACGGCAGACTGGGTTTTGTATGTACCACTACCATAGCTTGGAGCGGTATGTTAGATGTGGATCACATAGATGAAAACCCCAGTAACGATAAGCCCAGCAATTTTCAAACCCTCTGCAAGTGCTGTCATGCTTACAAAGGCAATCAGTTTGTTAAAGAGCACGGTCGAACACCGGGCAGAATCACTCTGGGCATAACACGCCATTAATATCATGCGTATTATATACTTAATCATCGTGACCCTGCTCACAGGCTGTGCCAGCCCTGAGTTCTACTATGCAGTAAAAAAGCAAAGTATGGGCTACAAACCCTATGACCCCTGCATACGCTGTGGTGAGACTTGGCAACAGTTACCCAACATGCAGAACGAGGCCATCATTCGCCGCCAACGTGGGGAGCAGTGGTAATGGAACAGGCCTTCAAAGAAATAACCCAATGGACCGATGGTGCTACCCAAGTGAACCACACCTACCTGCTCAGTGGCGACAAGATGCTGGCTTATATACGTCTGGGTACCACAGAGCCCTTTTGGTTTAAGAAGCCCATCACCATCAGCCGCTCGGGACGTAAGTTTGAACCCGTGGACTCAGCCCAGTTCACAGGGTCATTCAATGTGCTCACACCCAGTGACGTAGTAGAAGTACAGGGCTCAAAGGGCCAAGTGTATTTTGTCAACACAACAGAGAAAACCTGTACCTGCCCAGGGTACACATACAGAGGAGACTGTAAACATGTTAAAGCCTAAGTTTACCATTGTGGCCCTGGCCATAGCCCTGCAGGCCTGTGGGGGTGGTGGGGGTTCAGCTATCAGCGAGGCCGAAGCAAAAGCAGTATGCGAGCCTACCAGCCAAAGCTGGGCCGCTCCCGGGCGCCGTAGTCTCAGTGACACAGCATGGGGGTGGGCTCAAGTCACTACACCTGTACGCATGGGTACCCGAGCCCAACGCTACGAAGTACGCCCAGGTGACTGTTCAGCTGACGCCACATGGAGTGATTGCCAGCAAGATCGAGAACGCAGTGAATGGGTCACTGATGCACAAATACGTCCAGCCAGCCAAACAGCCATCAGCTGGAGTGTGTATCTTGAGCCAGGGTTCCAAGACAGCCCCATAGTAAAGACCACCCTGGGTCAACTGCACCAAAAGGCCTGGTTTAAGAATGGCCCCTTACTGCAATTTGAACTGTGGAACGGGCAGTATCAAATGTGCATACACAGACTCACAGGTGACATTAACAATGTAGTGGACAAGTGCGAATATTGGCCCTTGGCCAAGCTGGCAGACATGCAGGGCAAGTGGACAGATGTACAGTTTGAAATTGACACTAACAGCCGTACTGGCAAGCTCAAAGTATGGGTTAATGGCCAAGTCAAAGCAGACATAGCATCGCCTGTGGTAACTTGGGATCCTGATTACTTTTACTTTAAATATGGTATCTATCGCAGTTTTGTCAGTAGACACGGTGCGCCAATGCCCACACAGGTTGCTTATTTTGATGAAGTTCGTATAGCCAATAGGGTTAGTCAAATAGATCTACGTTGCCCAATTCCCGCAGTAGATTAAGCTGTTTGGCTGAGATAATTGTTGACAGGGATCAAGATCCGTTGTATAATTACTGTATTGTTTAAGAACTACTCATATGCTAACACTTACTGCCAAACACTTTCAATCGTTGACTAAACGCAACAGTGACTTTGACTTTCCTAAGTACTCAAAGCCTGTGTTGAACATTGCTACTCAAAACAGCAAAGCCACACAGGTAAAGACTGTGGGCAGTATGAAAGAGCTGTTTACAGAGTTTTTAGCCACAAAGCAGACAACAGGACATTCTGTTGAAGCATGGCAGGAGTTCTACTTTACTCAGCATAAAGGACAAGCAAAGATAGCCAGTGCCGCAGACAAGCTCTGGGACATGCTGTCAAAGATGCCGTTAGATAGAACTGTGTTCACCAAAGCAGTTGCCGAAGCCTACATCACAGACTTGGTAATTAACAAAACCCATTATGGCATGAGCGGTGAGTATCACAGTGTACTGGCAGTGGCCAAATACTTTGACCTTGAACATCGTTGGAGTACAGCCGAAGAAGAAACACAGGGCATTGATGCTTGGATTGGAGACTATCCTGTACAGGTTAAACCAGCAGACTCAGTTAAGAAGCATCATGTGCGTAATCATGCAGACACTGACAAGACTTTGGTAATCACTTACGAGTCTAAGAAGGATCGTTGTTTCGTACACAATCCAGAGTTTATCAGCGATGCTACACTTAACGACGAATGGCTATTTGAACAGGCCGTAACAGTACAAGGTTAATTATGCAACAGGATAATCTATTACTTGCCTATTTTGATACTCTGGGCTTTGAGTGTGTAGTTGATCTCACAGAGTTAGATAAAAAAGCAATGTGGGCCGCCCTAACAGACAAGCCCGCAACGAGTAAGTTCCCCATAGGAGCATTGATCATGCGGGCCAAAGCAAACCCGCAAAGGTTCCCAGAGATATGGACCTTTTGGAGCAGTGTTGATATAGAAACTGTAATCGAGTACAGTAAGGACAGTCCGCAAGAGTTAGCAGACTTAATTAGAGAAAAAGGCAAGTCAGTTTTCGTTACCCACAAATCAAAGGAAGTTATAAAATGATCACTATTAAAGAATGGATGGAACTTGTAGATTATCGCATTACAGAAGGCAGCAATTACGGCTGGCAATGTTATGGCACCGATGTCTATCAATTGGACAGTTGGAATGGAGAGCAAGACGGATATAGTTTTAGTATTATTTTTGATACTGACAATCAAACAGTCTACGAAGTTCAAGCACATGACTATGTACACAACCGTGCATACCGAATGATCAATTCAGACTTCAGTGCAGACATGCAGGATGAAGCTGACCATCGTGGCATCAACAAAGACCAAGCGTGGGACGAAGTAGACTATATAGATTTAGAAGTCGACGATGACTTCTTCCAAAAGTGTTTGGCCATTAAAGAAGGTGAAGACTATGATACTCGTGTAAGTTTACCAATTGATATCCCGGATCATGAGCTCCTTCAATATATGAAAATGGCACATGAAAAAGATATAACTTTTAATCAGTTTGTAGAACAAGCGTTACGTCATGCTATTGATGAGTATCACATTGATCCAGAAGGCTCACGTGCCCGTGCAGATCGGTGGAAAGAAACTCAGTTGTAATATTGTCGATGTATGCGATTTATAGCGGCAGTTATTATCGTTGTATCGAACACATGCTGGGCCACCGAGCCCAGCATCTTGTTGTTTAATCAAACTACTAATAAAACTATAATTGCACAGGCGCCTGATCGGGTGCGACCTTTTGCCAGCCTTACTAAGTTAATGACTGCCCTTGTTGCATTGGACAGCGGTAATGCGCCCTATGCACTGTTACCATTGCATAGTAGGTTTGGAAGTCTATTACCAAGAAATCGTTATACACGTGAAGAATTATTAACTGCTATGTTAGTTCGCAGTGACAATGCAGCCGCTGAAACATTAGCAGAAGACTACCCAAATGGTCGCGTAGGCTTTCTAAAAGCAATGAATCAAAAAGCTCACCTACTTGGTATGACTGACACTAAGTTTATTGATCCTTCGGGACTAAGTGTGTTCAATGTAAGTACTGCTCGAGATGTTGCTAAACTACTCAAAGCCAGTTCAGAGAACGAGTTTATTCGAGCAACCAGTATTAAGAAACAGGCAATATTTGAAACTCAGGCTAAAAAACAAATTCGAAAGATAGTATTGCCAAACACCAATGCACCGGTGTTATTTGAATTTGACAATATTGTTGTTACCAAAACTGGATTTACAAATCCGGCCGGTTGGTGTGTTGGTTTAGTAGTTGAACAGAATAGCCAAATCTTTTACATAGTTATTCTTGGCGCAAAGAATAAACAAGAAAGGTTTGACAAAGTTAAAGATATCATGTATAATCATATTGTTGATAAACAATTTTGAGATTCGTACAATGAAAAAGATTTACTACGAAAAGATAGGCCGCAAGTATGTGCCTGTGAGCGAGTACGACAACAATTTCCTTGACAGCTTTACCAAAGGCACACATTTGGTCATGAGCTACCCTGGCGGTAAAAGTACTCGCTATAACATCGACCCTGACTATGCTGCCATGATTGCCGCAGGCCGTGTAGCTGAAGATGCTATTTGTCGGGCTATATCAAAAGCCAGCGAACTGCGTCCAAAGAGTACTCCTATCACAGTAGGGCAGAAGCGAGCTTGGGAAAAGTTAGCCAAAGAGTTTGGTGACGACCTGTGTACATTACACGGGTTGAGTGTACACGACTGTGCCGAAGCAGGAGTTAAAGCTATGCAAGAAGAAGCAGACAAACTATTGGCTAACCCAATCGTTCGCAAGGCTTATGAGAAGTTTTTATTTGTAGTAGAACTAACAAAGGAACATAATGTATAAAACAATTTACACCGAGGTAGAGGTAGATGTTGACTTATCAGAGTTTGATACAGACGACCTGATTGAAGAATTAGAAAGCCGCGGTGCAGGCACAGGCAGCTTCAGCGATGGCAAAGAGATCCTGCAGACTATTTACGAAAAACGTAGATTAGGACAGGACTATCAAACTGAGCTTGAACAACTTATCTGGTTAGGATTAGGCAGGGTTATCTAATGGCAAGTCTTGCTGAATACTTTGAAGCCAATCGACCTAAGCCCAAATACAAGTTTGGCGATAGGGTTGAAGGCACATATATGAAGATACCTTTTGTGGGCACTGCCTATACAGACAATATGCGTAATGAGCCAGAAGGGCCTATGGTCAGTGTCAGTCTGGACTTGCCTATGAAGATTGGTAAAGAATGGCACACTATTATTCGTGTCAAATATAAAGATATCAAAGGACTACGCAAATGAACGAAAGAATCGAATACCTTGCGCTACTGGCAAGACAACATGCTGACGAGTTGCATCCAAACAATCTTGATATAGAAAACTGGGCAAAAGTGTATCACGAAAAGTTCGCTGAGTTGATTGTTAAGGAATGTATGGAAGTTGTTGCTAAAAAGTGTGCAAGTCCTACAGCATATAATGCATTGGCAGAACATTTCGGAGTTGAAGAATGAACAATGAAATTACAACAGCGATGCTGGACCGCACCATTCAATGGTGTGAGCAAAACACATTGTGGGGCAAAGGTAGTGCCATACAGCGTATGCAGGATTTCTACTTTGAGCAGACTCGCACCAGTGTGAATGAAGATTGGCCGGAAAGTTTTACATTGCAAGAACTTGCCACGGCCCTGGGTGAGGATCCGGTACGATACAGGATTTACTACAGCCGAGATAATCTTACTTTACGGCTGTTTGTATTTCGTCCTCACTGTGTCTGGGACGAACAGAAAACCATGTTGGACTTGGGGTTTGTAGTTGCACAGGATGGCGATACCGACAACATACCCAATCAACCTGCAGAAGGAGTTGAAGAATGAACGAACGAATTCGACAACTTGCTGAACAGGCTGGATGTAAAGTTATGGATGGCGAATGGTATATCCCATCAGCAATAGGTCTTGAAAAGATTGTTTATACTAACGGAATGGGATTAGAAAAGTTCGCCGAGTTGATTGTAAAAGAAATGTTACAGACTTGTGAGGATCATCCTGCTTGGACAGGCCGTATGATAGGTGAACAGATTAAACAACATTTTGGAGTTGAAGAATGAACGAACGAATTAGAGAACTTGTTAGAGAATCACATATTGATGTCTACGGCCTGGGCAAGGATCGAGTCAAGTGGGAAGCCGCAGTGGAGCAATATACTAAAATGGTTATATTGGAGTGCGATCGGTATGCTCGTAGCACTTGGGAACACGGGCATCTGCTCGGCGCCGATTTAAAAGTACTCTTTGGTTTTGAAGACAAATGAAGATCACTGTTAAGAAAACAGACAAGCGATACACTGGCTCAGATGTGTTTGCCTATGTAGTTGACATTAAGAACACTTCGTTTGCTATAATCCATACCAAGCTAAACAAGAGTCAAAAGATTACAAAGTTTCAAGAGGTCCGAGATTGGTGCATACAGACGTGGGGCATGAGCTGTGAGCGTGAACACTATCTGCAGATGTTATCTGACGAGTTCAATGTTAACACACATTGGTGTTGGCACACTGAGTTCTATGACACTAAGATCTATTTGCGCTCAGACAAGGAAGCCAATTGGTTCAAACTTAAATGGCTATAACCGTTGTTGTCAAAGATAAAAATCCAGTAGCTGTAATTGAGATAGTTAAAGAACTACGTGCCAGCGGATTGGTACAGGGTGTGCATTTTGACTTTGCCTACAATCAAAGCCGTTGGGATCCAATGATTGGTGATGTCAAGGGCTTTACTAATTTTACCTTCTATGAAGAAAAGTATTCAACACTATTTGCATTAAAGTATCTATCATGAAGGAAGAAGAATTTTTTAACAAGTTTGATATGCGTGTGGAGCAAAGCCGTCGCAAGCTACGCAGGATTCCTAACATGTGGCACAAGACAAATGCTTGGAATTATGCTGTTAGCGATAATACTTTCTATCAGACAGCAATGCAAATTGAAGAAGTAGACTGTGTTGACATCCTAATGCCCAAAGATAGATTAGACAGCCTTATAGGTTTTGTTACAGATGCAGAAGGACATTACAAAAGACTTGACTCAGAACGACAACTGATGGCACGTTATGAACAAGATAGGAATGTTAGGCTGAACAATCCCGCAGTGGAAAAAGCCTATCAAAAGTATGTGATGCTGTTGGAGTTAGCACGTAAATGACATTAGAACAAGCAATCTTAGATGCTGCCGGACAACGCATGTCTGACGATATTGATAAGCAGGTTCTTAAAGGTATGGGCTATGTATTTGATTACTACTTAGAGTACAGCAAGGGTACAGTGTTTGGTCACGAGTATCTCACAGTGGCTCCTATGAATGCAGAAGGTAAGTGGAGCGATATGATGGAATGGATGGTTAACTCATTTGGTCCTACACATAAAGACGGTGTACGGACAGCTGATCAACGTTGGTATGTGAACAATGCCAAGTTTTGGTTCCGTAATGCCAAAGATCGTGATTGGTTTATATTGAGGTGGTCATGACAGGGTTTAACAGTAAACGAGCAATGTCTGCGCAGGCATTCATGCGCATGTTGCCTAATCCACCTAAGATCATTTGGCATCAACTGCCCGGACGAAAACTCAAAGCCACATGGTTGCCTCAACAAAGAGGATTTGAATTGGGTTTGAAAGAATCAGACATGGATCCAATCCAAAAGTGGTGCCAGGATAGTAAATGTGGAAAGCGTATCAGTTTCGACATGTTTCAATTTACTAACGACAAACAAATAACCATGTTCTTATTAAGGTGGAGCTCATGAAATACTCAATTAAATGGACACAACCGTACAGTCTTGACTATATGTGTCAACCCGTGTATAATCAACAAGATAGTATTATTGAAAAACTATTAGAAACCAGCAACATGTTAGATGCAAAACAGATTATTGAACGGATTAAATCATTATGAAACTTAAGACCTGTGAAGTGGGTATGTTTAGACTACCTGGCATAGTTATTGAAGACGATGATAACGAAGATGCGATACCAGTTTCTGAAATTCAACTTAAAGAAATGGAAGATTGGTGTAACAGCGAGTTTGGTAAAGGCATGCGGATGACTGATAGATTGTTCAGCTTCCGTAAAGAAAGCCAACGAGACTGGTTTATATTAAGATGGAGTGGTAACGAATGATTAAAAACATCAATGGCAGTAAGTATATTACTATTTCAAACAGCGGTGTAAGTGATCCATATATTAGCCCAGGATCAGTAGGCGCCGGCATGCTTCGATGGAACTCTAATATGAACTGTATGGAAGTTAATGATGGCAACATGTGGAAACAATTTAGCGTATTCTATCCTACAGTAAGCCTAACACCCGAAGCAGAATCTATATTAGATTGGGCAAGCAAAAAACAAGCAGAGGAAAAGCAGTTAGATGAGCTATGTGGAAAATACCCCGGACTTGATAGAGCACGGGGAAACTTCGAAACTTTCAAGAGATTGGTCATCGCTGAGGAAAATGTATCTCAATCAGTTTAATGTCATTAACGATCAAGTAGTTGAAATTAAAACTGCGGTAGTGCATCGCTTTCAGATGGGTGATGTTGATGATCCAGATCTCTATGCCGCACAACCACTTTGGGAATGGCAGCAAAGTGAAATGGGCCAATGGGTTATGAATCATGCTGTGGATCAACCCGAATGGCATAGGCAAACGGATCACTTAACTTACGGATATAGTTACATCGTAACGGCTAAACTAACTGCTAAAGATTATACATATTGGATACTAAAATGGGGCAGTTAACATTAAATAAAGATATGAAACAAATCAAAATAGGATCACGGTGGACAACATCTGCATCGATTGTGTTCAAAGTCTCGAACGTAATTAACAATGATCAAGAAACTTGGATTCACTATGATAACATTAACACTGGCAATACTTACAATTGCTTAGTTGATGCTTTTTTACAACGATTCACAGAAACGGTAAATTCATAACATGGAAATTTTAATAACTTTTGTATTGGGATTCATCTACGGCTGGTGGCTACATAGTCGCTGGACTCAACGAATAATGAATAAATTATTAGAGGATCCCGGTTCTCTAATTACAATTTTAGAAAAATTTAAACAACCCGATGATGCTGAAACTGACAGCTCAGATCCTCTTAGAGTAGAGCGACATGATGACGTGATTTATCTATACAACGATACTACTAAAGAATTCCTTGCACAAGGTGCTACACTTCAAGAAGCATTAGATTTGGTTGGACAGCGTTTTCCCGGCAAGACCTTTAAAGGCGTATTATCAAAAGAAGAAGTGGATACATTGGGCATTAAAATTTAAACGTGTTTTACCGTTTATCTTGACCTTGCATCGCATTTCGCTTATACTTATAGAACGTTAGCAATTAAAGCTAACACTAACAAGGAAAACTATTATGATTAAACATTTCAATCCAGAAACTAAGACTTTCAAACTTTTTAACGCATTGTACAACGGCGAAGTTGTTACTCCAGCACAAGCCACTAAGCGTTTTGGCATTAAGAACATCAGTGCTGAAGTTAGCCGCATCCGTCAAAACGGTTATGCTGTATACGCAAACAAGCGTGTCGCGGGCAATGGTGTTGCTGTTACTGAGTATGTAATTGGCAAGCCAAGCCGTAAGGTTGTAGCCGCAGGTTACAAAGCATTGGCAGCTGGCTTAGTCTAAGCTCTTATTGCTTAAATTAAAAGCAGCCTCAGGGCTGCTTTTTTTATGTCTTCTTAACAACCCTATAAATATTCAGTGAGAGGTAACTATGAAGATTCTTGTAACCGGGCACCAAGGGTTTATTGGTCGCAATATGATGAGTTGGTTAAACCAACAAGGACATGAAGTTGAAGGTTGGGAGTGGGATCCTAAAGACTTCCCTAATGTAAAGCCCTACAACTGGGTTATACACCTCGGAGCAATAGCAGATGTTGCCAATACAGATGTTGACACTGTATTAAAACAAAACTTCGAATTCAGTCAAGAGATATTCACTGCCTGTCAGTACAATGGTGTAAACTTACAGTATGCCAGCAGTAGCACAGTCTACGGACAAACTAAAGACTTCAGTGAGTTTGCTCCCTGCTATCCGCAGACTCCTTATGCGTGGTCAAAGTATCTATTTGATCGCTGGGTATTCCAGCAAGAGCCTACTATCATGGTACAAGGGTTTCGTTACTTTAACGTCTACGGCAAGTGGATGCATCTTAGAGGTAAACGAGCCAATGCCATTTACAAATGGCGTCAACAGGCCCGCAAAGAAGGCAAGATCACAGTGTGGGAAACGGCCGAGCATGTATACAGAGATTGGACATGGGTAGGCGATGTTTGCCGTATACATACTGATTTCATGACCACTGTTAACGGTTCAGGCATTTGGAACGTGGGTGCAGGCCTTGCCCATAGCTTCTTAGATATTGCTGAATATATTGCTGACCAAGAAGGTGTAGAAATAGAATATGAACCAGTTTCGCAACAAGAACTACAACGTTTTCGTAGCAATACTAAGGCAAACTTAAAGCACTTAAAAGAAACTGTGGGTAAGCAACAGTGGCTAAATGTATATGAATGGCTGGATACTGAAAGCTAATAAATACATACATGAAAGTCAGCGAAATTATCACAGAAAAAGCATCCCGAGCTCTTTGCATCAGCACTAAGTCTAACAGTGATTTAGGCGCAAGTAACCTTGCATCCTGTAAGAGTCAAGGTCTACGTGCCCGCGAAGGTGACAAAAGCCATAAGATGGGTAAGAGTCCAAAGAGCCGTATGGTCATGGGCGGACACAAAGTCAAAGGCAAAAAGTATGGCGGCAAGATTCCTGATTGGGGTACAAGGAAAGGCCAATGAGATTCAACGAATTTAAAATTGTAAAAGAAGCTGGTGAAACCCCAAAATTCTATACGATAGGCGATAGCCATGCAGTGGCTATCGCACACGCTGGAGGCAAAGATTGGGTTAACTTAGCTATCGGTGGCCGCAGTAGTACAGACAGTCAAATGCTGGCTAATATCAGTAAGCTACCAGCAGGCGCGATTGTAGTAGTTTCTCAGGGTGCCAACGACACTGCTAATGCATCGAGATCAGTTATAGATAGTAAAGGACAGCGTAAGCCAGTTCCGGCAGCTACTATTGCATCTAACGTGGCCAATGTAGTTGCTAAAGTTCAAGCACAACAGCCCGCCAAAGTATATTTTATGCTATTTCCTAATGGCCCAGGCAGTGGCGCAGGCCTTGCTCAATACTACGGCGGCGATTATCAAGAAGAAGTTCGCAATGCTATCAAAGGTGCAATCGATGTTCCTATTATCGATATCGACGGCAAGCCATTAACAGATGGCGTGCATGCCACTATGGCTGTTTATAAAGAAGTAGCCAATAAAGTTACAGCTCAATCTGGTAGCGGTGTTTCCTTAGGAAACAGTACAGGCGCACCAGGCGCACCTCGCACCAAAGACAAAGCAGGCCAAGGCGGCTCGCCTTCTGCACCCACCCTTGATGTTCCGACCGGACGTAGAGGCCCTGCTGTGCGTGATGTTCAGCAGGCATTGATAGCGTTAGGATATAAATTACCAAAGCATGGTCCAGATGGGATACGTGGCCCTGAAACTGTTGAGGCTGTTAAAGCATTCCAACAGGCAAATAGTCTTACTGTAGATGGTGATCCGGGCACAGAAACTGTAGCCGCACTTAATAAATTGATTGCTACTAAAGGTATTACAATTACTAAGAGTACAGACAAGGATGTTAAGAGCACAGACTATAGTAAAGGCGCTGCCGACTTAGCCGCATTAGCATCAGACGAAACAGTCAAAGAAGGCAAAGCAACTGCCGACAAGTTCTTAGGTAGAGACATGGACGAGAAAGAATGGAACTACCTATTAAGAGCAGTTTCTGCAGAAGCAAGTAACAACTCAGAAGAGCAGGCCCTGGTCATGGCAGTTATCTTAAATAGAACGAGATCCGGTAAGTGGGGCAACAGTGTTGTCAGTGTGCTAATGGCTCCTAACCAATTCCAAGCAGTTACTGGAACCAGTGCCGACGGACATGCAGCCAGTCCTAATTTTACTCGAGGCCCAACACAACGACAGTTAACTTCGATACTAACTGGTATCAAAGAGCACTTACCTAATGCTCCAAAGGATATTCAACGATTCACTGCTGCCAATCCGGCAGCTTATGGTCCTGGTACCAACATTGGATACTTACATAAACTTAAAGCAGCCGGCGGCCAGCAAGTCGGCGGAACGATATTTGCATAATGAATTTTACAGGTAACTTAATCATTGCGCCTCCAAGTGTAAGAGGTAACTTCTGGGAAAAATCTACAATTTTTCTAACAGAGCAGCATACCAAAGGCGCTGTGGGTCTTGTGTTGAATAAACGCAGTCAAATGACTATTAAAGAGTTTGCACTACAACATAATGTAAGTTTAGATGTTGCGGGATTTGTACATATTGGTGGCCCTGTAAATGTTAAAGCATTTACTATGTTGCACAGCGCCGAATGGAAGTGTAGTAACACTATGAGAATTAATGATACGTTTTCTATTAGTTCAAGTGCAGATATACTAACAAACTTAGCCATGGGCAACTGTCCTGCTCGATGGAGATTGTTTGTAGGATTGTGTGGGTGGACTCCCGGTCAACTCGAGAATGAGATACAAGGTAACCCACCGTTTAAACATAACCATAGTTGGTTAGTGGCCACAGCAGATCAAGATTTAGTGTTTGATCTCGATAATCAAAGCCAATGGACTAAAGCTATCGATCATTCTGGCAACGAGTTTGCTCGATCTATATTAGCTTAACACACCAAAACTGCTTGTTCAAGTAGCAATTTTACTATATAATATAGTATTCAACCTAACACGGAAATCTAACATGTCAGACACGCTCGTACTCAATGCCGACGGAGCACCAGTTAGCTTTCTGCCAGTTTCTACTATTGATTGGCAAGAAGCTATAAAGTATATGGTACTTGAAAAGTGCCACGTACTTACATGGCACGAAGAATGGATTGTACATAGTGCAGTATGGGAAACTAAGGTTCCCAGTGTTATCATATTAAAAGAATATATGAAGACTAAAAGCAACGTTCGATTCTCAAGAAGCAATGTATACCTTCGAGACTTGTACACTTGCTTGTACTGCGAAAAGGTGTTGCAGAAAAAAGAATGTACTCTTGACCACGTTATGCCTGTGAGCAAAGGCGGCAAGACCAGCTTTGAAAACTGTGTTACAGCCTGCGGCACATGCAATGCAAACAAAGGTGCAAGTACCAAATATAAACCTAAGTACAAACCTTATAAGCCAGAGTTCTATGAACTGGTTAACAAACGTAAACGATTGCCTTACCAAGTTCGTTATCAAGAGTGGCTGGAGTACCTTACATGAAAAAGTTATTTTGGAATGTATTGGGATTTTTAAGTTTGGGTATGGCTTATATCGGATTAATAACTCCGGGCATCCCTTATAGTTGTTTTGTAGTGTTTGCTGCCTATTGCTTTAGCAAGGGCAATGAACGTATGCATCGTTGGTTATACAACCATAAGATCTTTGGACCGTTCCTAACCAACTGGGGTGAAAAACGTGTGTTCCCACAGAAGATGAAATACTTTATGCTGGCCATGATGAGTACCAGTTTGGTTATTATGAGCTTTACTGTGCCTGTTAAGGGCGTAGTGTACACGGGCATATTCATGTGCATTGTAGCAGTATGGGCTTGGCGTTTTCCGGGTAGTGTAGAAGCTTATGACAAACGAATAGCCGACGGTAAAAAGGTTGGATGGTTCAACAACAGCTTCTAAGGTAAATAGTAGTACTTAACGAGGTACTACATGAAACGATTATTAGCCTTAGTCTTGCTGATCACAGCAGGATTAGCACAAGCCTGGGAGCAACGTGCTCCACTACCACCACAAGCCTGCGCTGTTCATAGCCCATATGGCTTTGCAGCCACCCTGCGTCCATCACAACCAATCTGCCGTGAAGCGTATTTGGTTGCTTATGATGCTCCTGTAAAGATTCCTGTTTATGTTGCCTACACGCTACTGCCACAAAATGCATTAGGCTGCTGGCCACGTACTAATGCTTTTGTAGCAGACAAGAGCATACCAAACGGTGCCCGCCCAGATGACTACGCTGGCACAGGCTATGACAAAGGACATGCCGCTCCGGATGGCGACTTATCTTGGAGTGAGATTGTTGAATACGAATCATTCCTAATGACTAATATGTATCCACAGCATGGCAGTTTAAATCGTGGCATATGGAAACTACTTGAAACTAACATCCGAGGTTGGGCAGTACAACAGAAACAGTCATTTACCATCTATGTTGGCGCATTCTATGGTGCTGGCGATCCTACTATCGGTGCTGGCGTTATTGTTCCACACGGTTACTACAAGATAGTAATTAATAACGATACAAAACAGATTGCAGGTTGGGTATTCCCCCATACTAAACCATATGTTAATTTAGGTAACGATCTAACAGTATTCCGTAAGCCGGTAGCAGAGATTATGAAACAAGCAGGTGTAGCATATAAATTCCCTGCTAACGCAAAAGAGATTACCCCAGGACAAGAGTGGCCTATGGACTATGGCGCATTGACAAATGCAAAACGTGCTAAGTGCGGTAAAGCAGACTAAGGATTAGAATATGAAAAGACTCATAGTTATGTTAGCAGTAGTAGGACTAACTGGTTGTGCCAGCATAGTTGATATGATTCCCAGCAAGTGGGATGCCAATCAAGCCAAAGTCATAACAGACATCCAGGTACAGACTAATCACTTTGATTGTCGAGGTGATCAAGCCCAACAGCTTAAATCATTAGCATTGAATGTAGAGTGGTTTGATACCTATGCTAAGACTAAACCCACTAAGGATATTGCCAAGCTAACTGGTACAATAACAAACACTGTTAACGAGTATCAGGATCGCCTAAAGACAGGACCAGTTAGTCCTATGTATTGCGATATAAAGATCAAGATTATTAAACAGCAAGCTGACGTGCTGGCTAAAACAACACAAGGAAGATTCTAATGAAAACAGAACTACTATTAGAGTTTGCTAACATAGCGCAAACTACCTATGACAATCCCAAAGATTCTAAAAGTAAGTTTAAAGCCTTAGGCTATACCATTGTAGAGTTCTTTGACATAGACGGAGCACAGGCATACTTGTTAACCAATGGTACTATTACAGTGCTGTCATTTAGAGGTACTGAAGTAACTGAGAAGTCAGATGTGTTGGCAGACCTAAAGTCAGGTAAGAACATTGAAGCCTGTGGCGGCAAAGTACACGTAGGATTCAAAGGCGAAATAAACAAACTATGGCCCAGCATCACTGCCGCACTTGCAGACAATCCAGGTAATGTATATGTAACTGGACACAGTCTTGGTGCTGCCATGGCCACAATCGCTGCCAGTCGTATGCAGGATCGTGTAACAGCATTGGTAACATTTGGTTCGCCAAGAGTTGGCAATGCAGAGTTTGTTAAGAGCTTAACAATAGAGCATTACAGAGTACAAAACAACTGTGATGATGTAACCAAAGTTCCATTTAGACTAATGGGATTTGATCATCATGGCACACACAAGTACATGAACTTCCATGGAGAGTTTAGAGACCTAACTCCGTGGCAGCGTGTGAAAGATATGGTTCGCAGTAGATTGAGAGCCAGATCAAAAGGGCAAAAGTATATTGGTGTGTTTGATCACATGATGGCCAACTACATTGCTAAGTTAGAAAAATCCAAATAATTATTAAGGAGTTAAATTATGGGATGGAATCCGTTTAAGAAAAGTAGCTACACGGCTGTGACAAATACATTTAACAGCGCAGTAAACACAGTTAACAACGCAGTAGTAGCACCTACTACTAATGTAATCAATACTGTAATCAGAGAAACACCTAAAGCAATTAATGTTGCAGGTCAACAGATCACTGATGGGGCTGGTAATCTTACTGGTCAAGCTGAACAGTTTGCGAGAAACTCGATCAACTCAGTTCACGGTATCGGAGTTAGTGCCGCCGGACAAGCAAAAATTGGTTACACCCGTCATGGTATGTGGTCTGCTAAAGTAGCTGATGCCGCTCTTGGTGATATTGATGCAGGTAGCAAGTTGGCTATTAGAGCCATGGAGCAAGGTGCTCGTGCAGGTGTATATGGTGTCGCACGTGGTGGTGAGTTGATGGCTGAGTGGGTGCAAGCCAACTACTGCCAGATCGGTGTTAGCATTGCATTAGGTACAGTATTTGCCGCGTTGTTATATCGTCCAGAGCCAAGCAGTCAAGCAACTACAGTGGCAGCAACAGCACCACTAAGTTCTACTGCTATTATGTATTTGGCAGCTAAAGAAACTGTAGGTGCAGTAGCATTAGGTGCAGCCTGTGATTTAACAGCAGCAGCATTTGTTGAATTGATTTGGATGGCTCCAGATGTGCGTAAAGCAATCGGTGAATCTAATAAACAAATTCTAACGTTTGCCATTGCATTCTCGTTGGCAAAATCGTTTGATGTAGCGGCTGGTGCTATGATCGTCCCACAAAGTTGTGCAGCGGTTGTAGCAGGTATTGTTACAACAATGGTAGCACAGTTGGCTTGTGAGCAGACATTACCAAATGGCGCACGTGAGTGGGCAACAATGGGCGCGAGCGGACTATGAGCTCAGTACTGCATGAAGTGATTAACAGTGGGCAACCTTGGGCAGCTGAACGTGCTCAATATGCTCTACAAATAGCAGAAGCTCTACAGAACGGACAAGTTTCACAAGACGAAGCTCGTGCCCTGCTTGAAGACTTGATCAACACTGAGAAGTTAGAATCTGCTGGCGCTGACTTGCAGTTACGAGCTGCATTAGTATTTGGTGTTACACAAGTTCTCAGTATGTGTTAAACACTTTGACGAGGGCTTGAACCAAGTCTTCGATCATACCATCATCGTGAAACGGAGTGGGAGCAAATCGCAACCTCTCCGTTCCCACATCCACTGTGGGATAGTTGATGGCCTGCACATAGATGTTGTGATCGTTAATCAATGCATCGCTCATTGCTTTGGCACGTTTAGCATCCCCAACCAGCACAGGTACAATGTGTGTAGTACTACACGCCATAACGGGTATGCCAGCTTTGATCAATCTATATTTTAACTTGCGGGCACGGTCTTGATGTTGCTCACGTAGCTCACCATGACTTTTTAAGTACTTAACAGCAGCCAGTGCGCCAGCACAGGTTACAGGACTCATAGATGTTGTAAAGATAAAGCCAGCGGCAATACTACGGATAGCATCAGCTACGATACTGTCACAGGCAATGTATCCGCCCTGTACTCCAAATGCTTTACCAAGTGTACCGTTAACTATGTCAACACGATCCTGTAGCCCGTACTCCTCAACTTTGCCTGCACCTGTTGCCCCATACAGGCCCACAGCATGTACTTCATCAATGTAGGTCATAGCACCATACTTATCAGCAAGGTCACATATCTCTTTGATCATGCCCACATCGCCATCCATTGAGTATACTGACTCAAATACAATGCAGGGTTTATTACCTGCAGCCACACTGACTTCCAACAGTTCCTCTAACATCTGCATATCGTTATGTTTGAATATACTTTTCTTTGCACGACTGTGCTGTATGCCCACAATGATTGAGTTGTGATTATTACTGTCGCTGATATATTCTATATTGGGAATGATCTTAGCCAGTGCTATCAGTGTCCACTCGTTGGCCACATAAGCACTTGAGAATAACAATGCCCGTTCTTTCTTATGCAGTGTTGCAAGCTCGTGTTCTAACGCAACGTGATAGTGACTGGTACCTGCAATGTTGCGAGTACCGCCTGAGCCAGCACCTGTCATGTCCAATGCTGTACGCATAGCATCTATAACAACCTTATGCTGACCCATGCCCAAGTAATCGTTTGAGCACCAGTTTACAATGTTCTTTATAGCGTATGGCCCATACCATATGGCCTGGGGGAACTTGCCGTTTTCACGCATAATATCGTTAAACACACGATACTTGCCAGAATCTTTAAGGTTTTTTAGTAATGCTTCGAATGGTTGTTTATCTATCATAGTCTGTTATTTAAGATAAATATTGGTAGAGGATAAAATATATGCGAGCCCGTGAATTTACAATCAACGTACCAATTACAATTAAAATCAATGGAGATGGCGATCCAGAAATCGACATGCCAGGCGCAGATGATCCAAAAGATCCGTCAGAGTTAGACCCTGATCCTGTAATGGTTCCTCCGCTACAACAAGATGTAGAGCTTAAAAAAGCAGAAGCAGGCAAAGTAAGTCCTGTTATTAACAATTTAACACAAGACGAAACTGAACCTGAAGAAAAACAAAACCCTATGTTTAGATAATTAAAAGCCAGGAGCGATAATGGCATTTTTACGTAAAATACAAGCGGGTTTAACCAAGATTGACATTGAAGAATTTGTCGGACAATCAGGCAATTTATTCTTTGATATAGAAACTGGAGACTTTAGACTAAGTGATGGTGTAACTCCTGGAGGTATCCATTTAGGTTCTGGTGGCACAGGCGGTTACATACTGCCCACTGCCAGTACAACCACTAAGGGTGGTGTTAAGATTGATGGCTCTACCATTAAGATTGTCAACGGAGTTATCAGTGCAGACCTTTCGGGTGTGGTGGCAAACCCACTATCTGTCAGTGTAATTGACGGCGCCAACATTGTAAGCGGAACTATTAATAACATCACAGCCATTAGGTTTGACACCGAAGCCGGCTTTGACATCACTGACCTGGGTGACGGCGCAGTTAAAGTGGGAATGAATTCTACTTTCAAATACTGGAAAGTAGATGGCCAGCAAGACCTTGTTGCCAACGGACTGGATACTATTCGATTTGTAGCAGGTTCGGGAATTAAGATCACAACAGATATAAGTTCTGATCCAAAATCTATCAAAATAACAGCAGAAGATAAATCAGTAATACTCTATCAAGATGGGGAATTATCCCTAACCACAGGCCAAATACGATGGCATAATCCCGCAAATATCAAAGTTAATAAAATTATAACAAGGCTCGCAAGTGTTGCTGATGACACAGTTACAGTGGTTATTAGAAAAACAGGAGTGGCTGTTAAAACTATTTTAATAGCCCAAAACACAGTTAAGAAAGTTGAAGTTGTGGATATTTCTATGGTTTCGGACGACTACTTGACTGTGGACATAAATACAGTTGGAGCCCAGAACAGAGGTTCGGGACTGTCAGTGGAATTTACCTACTCTTTTGTATAAATAAGAATAGAGAATTCTCTTTCATTAAAGGAACAAAAACATGGCCGTAGTATTCACAAACGCAGCTGAAACAGTTGCACTAAAAGCATTTTTAAACAAGACCGCAGGTGAGAATTTGGTGTTGCGTCTTTATAGCGATGACCAAACACCTGCTAAGACAGACATCGCAGGCGACTATACTGAAGTATCAGGTAATGGTTACGCTTCAATTGAACTGTTACCAGCAACCTTCGTATTCACAGATGGTGACCCATCAACTGCCGCTTACCCACAACAGACATTTGGTTTCAGTGGTGCCGCTGGTAACATTTATGGTTACTACGTAACACAGAAGACCACAGGTGCGTTGATGTTTGCCAATAGATTCAGTAATGCTCCAATTAACATTGCTAACAACGGTGACGAGATAAGAATCACTTTGACAATTACATTGAACAATCCTTAATTAAGGAGTCAATGAAATGGCAAAACTTCGCTCAGATAGGGTTAAGGAAGTTTTCTTAACCACAGGCACGGGAACAGTGGCATTAGTCGGATCCGGTAGTGGATTCCTTCCATTTTCAGCAGTATGCGTCAATGGCAGTCAATTCGACTATGCTATAACCAATCCAGGAACTACCGAATGGGAAACTGGTGTCGGCTACTATGTCACCGCTACCAATTCTATAGTGAGGCTCAAGGTCGTTGCAAGTTCCAACAGTAATCAATTGACTAACTTTGGCGCAGGCAACAAACAAATTTTTATCACAATCAACAGCGAGTCTTTAATCGAGTACGATAGAGGTTCAACGGCAGCCACTGCCCTTGCTATCGCCCTCGGAGGTTAAACAACAATGTCAAAAAAATTAGCACATAATTACGTATTTACACCCAGCACTGACACCATAGTGTTAGATGGTATAGTCGACCAAGAGCGATTGTTATTGATAACCAATGTAACAGCGGGTGTTACCATGTTTACCTTTAACGACACGGTAAATGGTATCCTGTCTCATTCGATAAACACACAAACAAGAAAGACCACAATCGTTCTTGACTATGATTGTGCTTTGATGAGTGCTACGGATAAGATTCAAGCGTTCTATGAAGAAGACCACGGCACTACCAGACCAGAAGAATCATTTGTTGATCCTGTAAATAAATATCGTATCAGTGCTCCAGAGAACTTGATTGACACTGACTTTGAATATGGCTTACAAACTGCCAAGTGGGAAACAGTTGAACTTTCAAATAACATCCCCAGTTTCTTTGGCAAAAGTGCAGACAGTACACTGATTGGTATTACTCGAGTCACTACACTGGCCAACAGTAACTTGATTACTGTGGTAGTATCTGATCCTCACAGATTGGCCAAGGGTAGCCCTATTGACGTAGGTGGACTAAGTACGTTGACAGCAGAAGGCAAATACCTGGTCAACAGTGTGTTAGATACATTGACTTTTACCTATAAGGCTCGTGCAGTACAATCCACCTCAGCCAACGTTAAAACACCATATACGACCATTTTACCTGGACAGTTCTATGCAGGCAGTGATGTTACCTATGTAAGCACAAACGGTATTAGTACCAATGCGCTTAATCCAAGTACATTGACAGTGTCGACTCCTACAGATCACGGATTTTCAGTAGGATCAAACTTCTATTTGATCAACAGTGTGTCACCGAAACAGTTGACTATCACTGTAACTGGTGGCACTACTGCACCTGACGGCTTTCCTTATGTAGATTTTACAGACACTGAAAGTGCCACAATCAGTCCTGATCTAACACTGACAGAAACCAGAGCAGTTCAAGGTGCCTATTATTTAAAATTCAATGCCAGTGCAGTGTCAGTGGCTTCCAGTACCATTACTTGGGTTAATCACCAACTGAGAGAAAACGATGTACTGTTGTACAGCAAACCAGCCGGCGTTGATGGCCCAATCACTCCGTTAGTCAACTTAGAATTTTACTTTGTTACTAACCCCACTGCCAACACGTTCCAGTTGAAAAGTTCCACCTCCGGCATACCCATAGTATTCTCAAACGCAGGCACCTACAACGGCGGTCGTGGCGAGTTTATGATTGCCTATGAAATCTACAGTAGTTACTCTCCATTCTGGGATAACACTGCCTACTTTACCTTTGCTTCTGCTGCCTATGGTTCAGGTTCAGGTTGGGACTTACAGACTCAAGCATTCTATAAAAGCGCCTACTCAGGTTCAGGCGGCTATGTTGGTTTGATGGGCCGTGCACCAGATTATTTTGTTCCCTACTTTAAAGGCACAAACAACGGCTTCGTTAATGCCTATAACTACCTATTCTACAACTATGGTGTCTATTACTCAACTACCTACAGTGGTAACATGGGTACTGATCCGCATACTACATATCCAAAGAGTCATAACTTTGTTGAAGATTGGACACGTTATTCATCTAACAACAACTTTAAGTCACCAGCATCAAACAACGTGTTGATTTGGAACCAAACGCAGATCCTTCACTATAACAACCACTACTACTATACATTCAACTCAAGTTGGTACTTCTCCAGAGGTGAGATGTTCTTTGTACCATTGAACGACGATCCAGAAAATGACAGTTTTTATGCCGCCAATCATGGATTTATCACAGGACAAAGCATAACATTAAGCACAAGTGGATTACCAATTTATTATTATACACACGGTGCAGGTGATTTTTCTACTTCCTTTACACCAAGTACATTGGCCGGTGGAACTTATACCATTGAACGTGTAAGTGCCTCCAGATTTAGAATTAGAACTGGCACTACTCCTGTTAGAATTTCTGCTGCCAACGGCAGTTACACATTTGCTGGTTCAAGAAATAGATTGACAAGAAACACTTTCTATGTTTCTAAACACGGCTTGGTAGATGATAATCAATTGACCGTTACCGCAGACAACGGTGCGGTATTGCCAACAACTACCTCGGGCGCAATTAGTTTTACTGGTAGCAATACTAACTTTGAAACATTCTATAAGATCATAGGGTCAGGCATTGCCGCATGGTTGAGCACACAAGGCTCAACGGCCAAACTGTTCATGGACGGACCAAATAACAGCCAGCCATTCTTATACGGTGCTGCCAGTGATATTACCAACTTCCAAGGTGGTTGGAGTTTTTACAGTCGTGTTTATGATAATCAGTACGGTTACTGGTACCCAAGTTATGCACCAGGACATCCATGGGATACTGGGCAGGCAGAAGATTTTGGTAGAGGTACATCCGTGGCCAGTTCAGGTCATATCATTATCATGCCTACCTATGTAAAAGATAAACAAATTGACTACTATCTTGTACTACATGCGCATCCTTTAAACAGATATGCTGAAACGTATTTCTACATGAACCACAGTTCATCGTACAGTTATAGTATTGATCAGGTCAACATTAACACTACACCTCCGTTCTATACAACTACTACTGCTACGTTAACTGATTGGAGATACACACGTATTGCACAATACTGGCAACAGGCCGGCCGTGATCAAATTATCTATGTACAGATGAAGATACGAAAAGAGTCATGGGATCCATATGGATACTATAGTCAAACTTCATCATACAGTACATACTATGCGTTTTTGTACAACTTTAGCTACAACATGATCACTGTGAGTTTCTTGATTCGTGTTCCATCATCAATCACAGTCAATGCAACGTATCTATTAAACTTAGATAAGAAAATTATGGACACATTGGCCACAGGTTGGACATTGCCATCATTGGTATCTGGACAGAATTATAAAGCAAAAGTTGTTGATGAAAACAGATTTAGTTTAAATTCCACAGCCGGCGTTGAAATTGACATTACTGATACAGGCACTTCTGGCCCACAAGGACAGTCAGCATTTACGGTTACTAACAACGGAAGTACTAACTGGGTAATCAATCATGGAACTACGGTTAATCCCACACTGTATTTGAAGAAAGGTTATACCTATTCATTTACAGTGGCAGCAACAGGCCACCCATTCTATATTAAAACACTAAAGACATCAGGCACAGCAGACGCCTATGCTACAGGTGTGACCAACAACGGTACTCAAGGTGGCACAGTGATTTTTGCAGTTCCTACTAATGCGCCTGATATACTATACTATGTGTGTGCAAATCATGCAGGTGCAATGGCCGGCACAATTGACACCAATACTGACCCTGCCGCAATAGCAATGTTGGACGTTACCAACCAGTTTGGTGCGTTAGACGGAGTGTATACTGCGACAGCAATAACCAGTTCAAATACGTTTGACTTTGGCCTTGCTTTCAAAGCCGGTAAGAAATCACTATCGCTGGTCAAACTCAGTCAAGATACCAACAACTTTTTCAAGTTTCCAGGCGGCCATTATTTGGCGGCTGGTACTCCAATTGTTTACAGTAACAACGGAAACGCTGATTTTACTGGTTTCTCTAATGGTAGTACATACTATGTAATCTTAGCAGACGAAACTTATATTAAACTGGCCAGCAGTATAGCCAATTATAATAACGGTACAGGTATTGACATAACTTGGAGTGCGCAGGCAACAAGTACACACATCTTTACCAGCAGTACAGTAAATGGTATGATCACATCTATTGGTACTGTTGCAGTTACCAACGGTAGTGCAGTTGTTAAAGGATCTGATGACAGTCTGTTCCTGACTTATTACAAGCCAGGCGATATCTTCTATGTCAAGAACAATAACTCAACACCAGGCTCATTGTTACCATTTACAATCAGCAGTGTGGTCAGTGATACTTCATTGGCATTGACAACGCCTTGTACATTTACCGCGGCCACTACAACACACTTAATTCCAACTAAGGTCTACGTAAGACCTGACGGTGCTACTAATCACCGACCATTCGACGGTGGTGTTGAAATACAAGCAGGAACAGCGCCAAACAGTCAAATTGTGCGTCAAACACGTAAGTATTTCCGTTACCAGTCTGGTAAAGGTATTCAGATCAGTTTGGCCATTAACTTTAATCCACCTATTCCAGTGGAAACAATGGCAGCCATTACAGACGTCAAGTGCGAACGTGACATTGGCTACATTGTTGACGGTGCTCAATATGACATAGCCACTGGTTCAACATACTTTGGTGTGTTTAATGGTATTGCAGAAACCAATTCAAAGTTTTTGAGTCCTGTAGTTACTGCTCGTATTCTAAGAGCCAAGGCAGAAATATTAGCATTGACGCAAGTGGCTGCAGATGCCACTGCTATCTCAAGAATCAATGCTTATTTCACAGAGATAACAACCTGCTTGACCAATGGTAGAACTGCGGCCAGCAATCCTACATTTGCTAATCCCAGCACAGCAACTACCAGTCAAATTGCTGCCAAGGATAAATTGCTGGCCAACTTGACGTTTATTGAAGATGAAATCAATGCCTATGTTGCTGTGACTTATCCAAGTGCAGACCACAACGTGGCAAAATGTACACGTGACATTAAGTATGCTGTACGTGCTCTTTGCTTTGACATATTGTATGGCGGAAACTTTGCCAACTATACACAGGCAAAATTCTTTGACTATGCGCTGGGTAACGGCGATGGTTCTACTACAGGTATTGCCGCATCACACAAAGTTGCCACAGTGGCTGCTTATAACAGACTGAAAGTTATTGTAGGACAGATTGTACAAGGTGCATCAGTAACACGGAGTGCTGGTAACGTTACAGCGCAGGTAACTACTGGTAATAATGCAAGTTCCGGTGATGCTACCATTGTACAGAATCTTGTACAACTTACCACAGACGTGGTTAATCTGGGTGTTACAGCAGGACTTGCCAGTTACACACGGACAGCACCAACTTACGCTTGGGCCACTGCCGGCATCCAGGCCGCTGCCACAGCAATTGGTGCAGCCAAGACTGCATTGTCAGTAACTAAGGCAGCACTGATTACTACCAAATATCCACATGGTATACCAGCAGGATCAAGAATTACAGTTAGTGGTTCATCAGCCGGCGAGTACAATGGTTCCCAAACTGTTTGTCAAGTGTTTGATGCATTCTCCTTCCAGTATTCATTGGCCAATATTCCTACAACTATTTCCCCAGGTGGCACAATACAATTCACTATTGACGGATGGCAGAACGCTGAAACACGTTGCGGTATGTTTGACTTCCAAAACGGTTTTTATTTTGCCTTTGACGGACAAGTTCTGTATGCAGTAAGAAGAAACAGTACAAATCAGTTAAGCGGTACGGTTACCTGCAGCAAGGATAGCAACATAGTTCTTGGCACTAACACCAACTTCGTTGGACAGGTGGCGGCGGGCGACAGAGTTGTACTACGAGGACAGACTTACAAGGTCATTGCTATTACTGGTAAAGACAACATGATCATTCAGCCTAAGTACAAAGGTGCATCAGCAAGTGGTGTTATTGTTACTAAGACTTTCGATCTTAAAATACCACAAAGTCAATGGAACATTGACATTTGCGACGGCAACGGACCAAGTAATTTCTTGCTTGACAAGACCAAGATTCAGATGGCCTATATGGACTATTCATGGTACGGTGCTGGTAAGATCCGCTTTGGATTTAAAGACACATACGGTCACGTGATCTATGTACATGAGTTTATTCATAACAACAAGGAAACAGAGGCTTATATGCGTTCTGGTAACATTCCTGCACGTTACGAAGTTGAAAACACAGGCGTAGCAACATATCAACCTAAACTATTCCACTGGGGTACTTCAGTTATTATGGATGGTAGATTTGACGATGACAAGGCCTACTTGTTTACTGCTGCCAGCGATACATTGACATTTACCAATGGACAGACTGCCACAGCAACAACTAACCAAGCCAGTTCGTTGATTTATGTTTACAATCAAACCAAGCGTAATTATGATTGGTTTGTACAGTTAAGTTTTGCCACAAGTGATGCTGCCAAGTTTAGTACTGGTACTCCGCTATACACGGCTGACAATCAACTGAAAGGACAGACGGTTAACCAAGCGCAGTATTCAGGCAGTAACTATCTTGTGCGCATATACTATGCAACGCAGAACTCGTTCCCAACAGGCTATCCAGTTGTTGGCAGTGGTGTAGTGGTTAACATTGGTACACCGGCCGCTGGTGACACAGCCGGTCTATTGTTTAGTGATATTCCATTGATTAGTATTCGATTGTCTCCGTCAGTTGACAACGGTGTTACTGGTAACATTGGTGAACGCGATATTATCAACCGTATGCAATTGCAGTTACAGCAGGCTGGTATGGTGTTGACACATGATTGTGAAATTAACTTGATTCTAAATCCGAGTTTAAGTAATATTAACTGGCAGAAAGTTACATCACCTTCATTGAGTAACTTGGTTAACCACACAGTGGGAGACACTGTAGTTGGTGGTACTAAGATATTCAGTTTTAGAGCACAAGGTGGTGGACAATCTGGTGGTGTTGGTACTAAACGTTTGAACAATGTTACCAACGTGGATCTAAGCCAGATTACTGACATGGGTAATTGTATCTTAGGCGGCGACGGAGTGTTTCCAAATGGACCTGACGTACTAACACTGGCAATTAAAGTTATTAACACTTCAGAGGTTAACGCTACAGTACCATTTAACTGTTCGGCTCGTATTACATGGTCTGAATCACAAGCATAAAGGAGGTAGGCTGCTGTGTCAGCGATATCACAAAGCACAGTTGCTGAATCTCCTTTAGCTACAGAACCAGATGCCTTTACTGTTTATTTTGCAGAATTAGAAATAGGCGGCACGGACGTAGTTACAGTCCGTTACGCACTACGTGAGTTCTTTACAGAATCCGCGCCTCTTGTAGTAAACGTTACTGCTACAACTTCCAATAGACACGTTTATATCTCTCCAGCAGTAATGTATGCTGGCGAGTCCGGCGTTGCCTACGAGTTTAATAAACTAACTCCGGAGCAAATAACAGTTGCTCCAGGTATTCCTCTCGGACCAATATCAGTTAACACTCTCGGTGATGAGCAATTCATTGGATATCAGAACACACATTGGAATAGAGATCCTGCAGAATTCGTTATTGGCGCATCTGCTGTTGAAAAACGTGTAAAAGGATACAATTACGAAGTTGCACCTTTACAAATTAATCTAACTGGCACTGCTGTTTATCGTGAAGCCATTAGATTAAGAGTCAATGATACCATTGCTCTCAATGTTCAATTTACTGAATTACATTACTTCTTTGCTGATCCAGATAGAACAATCAGTCCAGGTATACCATTTGGTCCCGTATCAATTAACTCTATTGCACAAGAACAGTTCATTGGATATCAAAATGTTCGTTGGAATAGAGAACCTGCAGAATTAGAAATAGGCGGCTCTGCGGTTGAAAAACGTGTAAGAGGATTCAATTACGAAGTAGCACCTTTACAAATTGGTGTAACTTTCTTTGCCTATAAACGAGATGCCATTAGATTAAATGTTATCGATACAATTGCTCTTGATCTGGTAGTCAATGAACTAAACTATTTCTTTGCTGACCCAGACAGAACAATAAGTCCAGGTATACCATTTGGTCCTATATCAGTTAACTCAATTGCCCAAGAGCAGTTCATTGGCTATCAAAACGTCCATTGGAATAGAGATCCTGCTCCGTTCATTATTGGTGATGCAACTGTTCAAGAGAGTATAAGAGGATTCAATAGTGAACTGGCACCTTTACAACTTGGATTAACGGGCACAGCAGTCTATCGTGAAGCAGTAAGATTAAATGTTGTTGATACAATTACTCTCAATGTAGCAGTTACTGAATTACATTACTTGTTCCAAGGTTCGGATGCACAACGAAGTCCAGGCGTTCCTGTTGGTCCTATATCAGTTAACTCAATTGCCCAAGAGCAGTTCATTGGCCATCAGTTCAATCATTGGAACAGAGACCCTGCTCCATTAAACATTGATGCTGTATTTGTTGAGCGCAGAAGATTTATTGTTCCAGTTGACCTAACACTACAGTATGTTATTGACAGTGTAGATGTTGTAGTTAAACGTGATGCAGTAAGGCTAAATGTAACAGATCCAGCAGTACTGACCATTAGATGTGATGAAGTACACTATGCGTTCCCAAGTGCAGACCCTGAACGTGGTGTGCCAATTCCAGTTGGTCCTATATCAACTGCGGCCATTACAGAGTTACATTACACAGCCTCAGAATATCCTCAACCATTCTTTGCCCTTGTAACAAAAGCAAAGTTGTTTATCACAGCAGAATCAGTAGACATACTGCCAAGTCCAATCTTCTTAAATGCTACTGTTTGCCCGTTAGAAATCACTGCCGCAAGTGAGTTTAAACAGATAGTCAACGTTGTAAGCGCAGCCAATCTTGCTGTAGTAGATATTGATGCTACCAAAGTTATACTTGCAAGAGCAAATACGTTAGCACTTGAAATTGCAGCCACTTCTGTAATAAAACGAGTATATGCACGTAGTGCAACAGCACCAATTGAAATTGCTGCCACGTTCACAATTAAGAAAACAACAGCATTTGTCACTACAACCGCATTGCAAGTAGCAGCAACTTCTGTAGTAAAACGAGCATTTGCACGTAGTTCAACAGCACCTATTGAAATCGCAGCCAGTTCAGTTGAAAGACGATCGCTATCACGTATCACAGTATTGCCGTTGGAAATTGCTGCCACTTCTACAAACAAGCGTATAGTCAAAGTTGCTTCTACAGCGGCGTTGGCAATCAGTGCTACTACCGCAGTTCAAAGAAAAGTCGTTGTTTCGACTACAACAGCATTGGTAGTATCAGCCAGTGCTATTGTAATTAAACCATATGTAGTATCAAGCACAGTTAACAATGAGATTGCTGCCACAACTACATTCAAACGCATAGTTAATGTTGCAAGTACAGCCAACTTGGCAGTGGTAGATATTGATGCTACTAAAGTTAGATTTGTTAGAGAGAATACATTAGCACTTGAGATTGCAGCCACCGCACTTGAAAGACGTTCAATGTCTCGCATCACTGTTGGTGCAATTGAAGTTGCTGCCACATCGGTAGTAACACGTGGCTATGAACGTATCACAACAACTGCACTGAATGTTGCCGGCACAACTGCCAATACCATAAGAAGTGAGAACACTGCTACGGCAGCAGTTAACCTATCGGCAACAACTCAAGTAAGTAAGTCGTTTACGTTGTCCAGCACTTTCAATAATGAGATTGCTGCCACAACCACTGTCAAGCAGATAGTCAATGTTGTAAGCACTGCCAACTTGGCAGTAGTAGACATTGATGCTACCAAGGTTAGATTTGTTAAAGAGAATACCGTTGCGCTTGAAATTGAAGCAACATCAGTTGTTAAGAGATCATTTGCTGTTGTAACCACTGCCAACCTTGCTGTTGTTGATATACAATCAGTTGAGATAGCCAGCAATGTTAATAACACAGTGGCATTGGCCTTTGGTGTAACATCTGTAATTAGCAGAACTATAGTATTCACTGGTAATGCGGTATTCATTGAGTTAGCGGCAACAGCAGTTGAGAAACGTGTATTTGCACGTAGTTCAACAGGCAGTGTTGAACTTGGCGCTACGGCATCAAACAGCATAGTTTCTAATAGTGTTGTAATAACACCGCGTCCGTACAAGATATTTGGTGTAACATCTAACAGCATAGTCAGTAACAATGTTGCTACAATACCTTTAGAAGTTAATAGAAACGAAGTAGTTAAGTATGTTAGAGTATTTGACGATACTGCGGTATTGGCTCTGGTTGATATACAATCAATTGAGTACATCACTGAACTTGATAATACCATAGCACTTGAACTTGCTGTTACTGATGTGGTAACCGCAGTATTCAAATCAGTTGAAACAACAGCACTTGAGATTGCGGCAACCACAGTTGAGAAACGAGTATTTGCACGTATTGCCACAGCACCACTTGAAATTACTGCAACTTCATTAATACAGCAGAGATTCATTGTTGACGACGATGCTGTATTGGCATTAGTTGATATTGTATCTACGTCATCTAAACGCAACTTTGCCGATGTAGAATTCTTTGAATTCGAAGTTACTGATGTAATCAAACATGCTTACGCAATTGTCAGCACTGCGGTATTGGCTGTTGTTGACGTACAATCAATTGAGTACATCACTGAACTTGATAATACCATAGCACTTGAAATGGGTGTTACTGATGCCGTTGCCTATGTGGTTACATCAGTTGAAACAACAGCACTTGAGATTACAGCAACCGCAGTTGAGAAACGAGTATTTGCACGTATTGCCACTGCCGTGTTGGCCCTGGTAGATATACAGAGCATTGAATACTCAACAGAGATTGACAATACCATAGCACTGGAAGTTGCTGTAACTGATGTTATTGCCCATGTGGTTACGTCAGTTGAAACAACAGCACTTGAGGTTACAGCATCAGCAGTTGAGAAACGATCGCTGTCACGTATCACAGTTGGATCAATAGAACTTGGTATTACTTCAGCAATTCAACAGATATTCATTGTTGATGACGATGCTGAGTTAGCATTGGTAGACATTGTATCTACGTCATCTAAACACAACATCAATGATGTAGAATTCTGTGAATTCATAATCACTGATGTAATCAAACAAGTATCAGTAATCAATAGCACTGCTGTATTGGCTGTAGTTGATATACAAAGTATCGAGTACATCACTGAACTTGACAACACCGTAGCACTTGAAATAGGTGTCACTGACGTAGTCAAGTACGTAACTGTTATTGATGATACGATTGCTGTAGAAATTACAGCAACAGCAGTTGAGAAACGATCGCTGTCACGTATCACAGTTGGATCAATAGAACTTGGTATTACTTCAGCGGTTAAACAAATTGTTGTACTTGACGACTCTGTCACATTGGCATTAGTTGATATTGTATCTACGTCATCTAAACATAATATCAATGATGTAGAGTTCAGTGAATTTGTAGTTACAGATGTAATCAAACACGTTTATGCAATTAACAGCACTGCGGTATTGGCTGTTGTTGACATACAATCAATTGAGTACATCACTGAACTTGATAATACCATAGCACTTGAAATGGGTGTTACTGACGTAGTCAAATATGTAACTGTCATTGATGATACAGTTGCTATTGAAATTGCGGCATCGGCTGTAGTAATTAAACTATTTGTATTAGTCAGCGTAACTGATCTTGAACTTAACGCAACCTCAACAGTCAAACAGATTGTTGTACTGGATGAAACTGCGGTATTGGCTGTAGTTGATATTCAAAGCACTGAAGTAAAGAGAAATATTGACAACACAGTAGAACTTGAGATTGCGGCAACAACCACTGTTAAACGCATCCGTGCTATTAATAGCACTGCTGTGTTGGCTCTGGTAGATATTGTCAGCAATGAAATAGCCAGCAACGTTGATAATGATGTAGCAATTGAACTTGCGGCTACTGATGTAGTAAGTAAAATAAGAGTCTATGCTACAGAAGCTGCATTAGCAGTATCTGATAGTTCTGTAACAAGTTCAACACGTGGAGTTGTTAACACAGCCAACTTAGCCATTGTTGATATACAAAGTGTTGAGATAGCCAGCAACGTTAATAATAACGTAGCACTTGAGTTAACAGCAACAACTGTTGTTGAACAACGTTTTGTCTTTGATAGCACGGCCACAGTGGTGATTGCTGATAGTGATGCTACTTCGTTAGCCAGTGTGATTGCCAATACGTTAGCACTTGAGATCACAGCCACTGCCGCAGTCAAGCGAGTAGTTACTATTGCAGACAGTGCTGTATTGGCATTAGTTGATATTGTATCTACATCATCTAAACGTAATTTTGATGATATAGAGTTCTGTGAATTTGCCGCTACTGATGTAGTAACACGAATAGTTACAATTAACAGCAGTGCTGTATTGGCCTTGGTAGATATACAGAGTATTGCCTACTCGAGTAACGTTCAAGATAGTTCATTCTTAGATCTCGCCGCTACCACTGCTATTGAACAGAAGATTAGTTATATTGATACTACTGCTGTAGAGATCACAGCCACTGACACAGTCAAACAAAGATTCAACTATGTTGACAGCGCCAATCTTGCTGTTGTAGATATACAATCAATTGAGTACATAACTGAACTTGATAATACTGTAGGACTTGAACTTGCCGCTACCACTGCTATTGAACAGCGATTCAATTATGCTGATACAACTGCGGTAGAGATAGACGCAACAACTGTTATATCATTGGCATATGTATTTGCTGATAGTGCTACCCTTGCTGTTGTAGATATTCACAGTATCGAATACATCAGTAACATTGAAGACAGTTCATTCTTAGACTTAACTGCCACTACTGTTATTGAACAGAAAGTTAGTTATGCTGATACAATTGCTGTTGAAATAGCAGCCACAACTGTAATATCATTAGCGTATGTATTTGCTGATAGTGCTGTGTTGGCACTGGTAGACATACAGAGCATTGAATACACAAGTAACGTTCAAGATAGTTCATTCATAGAGTTGGCTGCTACTACTGCTATTGAACAGAGATTCAACTATGTTGACAATGCTGCTGTAGAGATTGAATCTACAGTGGTAATTAGCCAGTTGTTCATATATGTTGACAGTGCTGTATTGGCCCTGGTAGATATACAGAGTATTGAATACACAAGCAATGTACAAGACAGTTCATTCTTGGATCTTGCCGCTACAGAAGCAGTTGAGCAGAGATTCAACTATGTTGATAGTACAGCATTAGAAATTGATGCCACAACGGTAGTTTCATTAGCATATGTATTTGCAGATAGTGCTGTGTTGGCTGTAGTAGATATTGTCAGCAATGAGATAACCAGCACTGTTCAAGACAGTTCATTCTTGGATCTTGCCGCTACAGAAGCAGTTGAGCAGAGATTTAATTATGTTGACAGTGCCAACACAGAAATAGCCGCAACAACTGTAATATCATTAGCATATGTATTTGCTGATAGTGCTGTGTTGGCATTAGTAGACATACAGAGCATTGAATACACAAGTAACGTACAAGACAGTTCATTCTTAGACTTAACTGCTACTGACGCCATTATAAAAGTATCCAATATTGCCGATTCAGCAGACATTGAGATAACATCAACATTTACTACATCGGCAATCTATGCAGTTGACGACAGTGCTGTGTTGGCATTGGTAGACATACAGAGCATTGAGTACATAACTGAACTTGACAATACCATAGCACTTGACATGGGTGTCAATGAAGCAATTGAACAGCGATTCAATTATGTAGACACAACTGATTTAGAAATTGAATCTACTGTTGTTATATCAAATGCCTACTCGTTCAGTGACAATGCTGTGTTGGCTGTAGTAGATATTGTCAGCAATGAGATAACCAGCAATGTACAAGACAGTTCATTCTTAGATCTTGCTGCTACAGAAGCCATTGAACAACGATTTAACTATGTTGATAGTACAGCCTTAGAAATTGATGCCACAGTGGTAATCAGCAAGTCATTCAGCATTGATGACACTGCTGTATTGGCCTTGGTAGATATTGTCAGTAACGAGATAACCAGCAACGTTGATACTGTACAGTTCTTTGAATTGGCTGCTACAGATACTATCCAGCAGATATTCGTTGTTGATAACACTGTTGATGTTGAATTAGATGCAGATGTAGTAGTAAAATTAGTACATGTATATTATGACACTGCTGTATTGGCTGTAGTAGACATTGTCAGCAATGAGATAACCAGCAATGTAGAAACTATACAGTTCTTCGAGTTGGCTGCAACAGCAATTGAGAAACGAATATTCAATTATCCAGAATCCGCTGATCTGGATCTCTACGACAAAGCCATCAAAGTACGGTTGGCAGTACCACAAGTGCCGTTCGAATATGCCAAGATTGGTGACACGGCAGACGTTGTGCTGGCAGGTGAAGACAGAAGTGATGGACAACCTGGCGATGTGGCCGCACTGCTCAAAGCCATAGAAGATAAAGTATTTGCTCCAAACCGTGGCCAGCGATTGTTAATTGACGGCTCACCGTTTGTCTATTATGGAACTATCAGTGATATAGTTGTAGAAGAACAGCCAGACAGTTCTTATACAATAACAATATCTGTATCAGATGCACTAAATGGCCCAACTGATGGACCATATGTCACTGGTACAGGCCTGTTGTTAGATAATACCAACGTAACAGACCTTGGCATTGTACAGATACACAACCTCGGCGCAGAATTTGGATACATTGCCGACATTGGTGCAACAGGCGATAACGCCATAACAAGTTTTGTTGTTTCTGATGCTGACGTAGAAGTTGCCGCAGAAGATCTAATTCAACTGATATTCAACTATGTTGATACTTCCGACAGTGAGATAGATGCTACTGTATTGATCAGCAGAGCAGTTAATGTAGTTGATAGTGCCGTCCTTGCTGTAGTAGACATTGTCAGCACTGAAATAACCAGCGATGTTGAAACTGTACAGTTTGTTGAGTTAGTTGCTGAAGACATAGTCATACAATCATACAATGTTGTTAATATTTCAGATAATGAAATAGCAGCCGAAGTACAAGTATCAATAGTATATGCCTATGACGATAGTGCTAACCTTGCTGTGGTTGACATTGTCAGCACTGAAATAACCAGCAATGTTGAAACTGTACAGTTTGTTGAGTTAGTTGCTGAAGACATAGTCATACAATCATTCAATGTCGTTGATGTTTCAAATAATGAAGTTGACGCTGATGTACAAGTAGCAGTAGTATACTCATACACTGACACAACTAACTTGGCTGTAGTAGACATTGTCAGCAATGAGATAACCAGTAACGTTGAAACTGTACAGTTTGTTGAGTTAGTTGCCGAAGAAGCCATTGTCCAAATATTCAACTTCGTTGATACCACAGCGTTGGTGTTCGATGCTGATGTTCAAGTGGCAGTTATTATCTCAGTTGCATCAACAAGCGATAACGAACTGAGCAGTGTAGCATCTAATACTATTATCAGTAACAATGTCAATGATGCAGTATTGGCAGTGATTACTATTTTCAGTACATCTGTCAAGTACAACTTCAATGACATACCGTTTGTTACTTACAACATTGACACTGCCATTGAGCAGATATTCAACTTTGTTGAAGTGTTCTCAGTCAATCAGTTAGGTGCAGAAGTGGCAACAAGTATGACTATGGCAGTGAGCAATGTCACTGTGTCAGACTTGATGGCTGAAGCCAGCAACACCATAGTATCTAACATAGTTCAAGATCCTACAATTAACATTACTGCTGATTATCTAACACAGAGCAGTAGAAGTGACATCAATAGTTCATATGTAGATCTTGATCTAATTGACAATCTTGGTGTAACTCGAATGTACTATCCTGTAAATCACGTTGGTGATATTATGGGCTACAGTTTCACCAAGGGCTATACACTGTTCAAACAAGAGTACTCGAATGAACCTGCATCGTTGAAGTTGGGCGGTGAGTCTGGCGAAGTACGAGTGATAGCAGGTTCGGGATCTTCTAAGCAGATTTGGATAGGATAAATATTAGGAAGAGGTATAACATGGCACTTAACGGCATATCAACATTATCAACTAAAGAATTACGTCAAAAGGCTAAACTTGATTTGGCAGCGACCAAACGTGCGGCAGATGGCAATCCTCGAGCAACCTACAATATTACACAATTGCCCACACAATACACAGGCAATGCTGTTACAGACAATGCCAACACCGGTGGACTTGTTGAAGGTCGTCCTTGGACTACAACTACCTAAGTTAAATGATTCACTTAACAGATAATCTGTTAAATCCAAACGGTTACTGGGACAAGCCCATAGCCAAGTTAGTATATCTTCCAACACCAGAGGATCTTGCCCTGTTTGATCAAAACGGTTATGATCTAACTGTTATTGAACAACACTTTGCCTACGGCAACTGGGTTAAACCTAAGAAACATAGAGAACATATCCGTGCAGTCAAACAAGATTGGTTTACACAGTTAGATCGTGTTGAAGGTGCTGTATTAAATCACAGCCTACTGTTTGAACGCAAGGCCTACGCAGGTGAAGCATTGGCAGAGTTACGGTTCTGGGCCAAGACTATTCCGTTAGTTAATAAGTTAATAGCCCTGCGACCCAAGTGGGGTTTAGACTTTTCAATGGATTATGTAGATAGAGCAGGTAACGCTTTTGAAGTCCTACACTGGGAATACGATGGCTTTGACTATGAAGAAGTGCAAGTACGCAAACTACAGGTACAGGCTAAACTGGCTACTATAGACTGGGATGATGCGGCACAGCAAATACTTGAACATAAGGACAAGTGGCATCACTTGGACTTCTTTGAACAGAGCCATTGGAAGTGTGACTATTTCAATATTCCACGTGAACGATTTAAAATGGTAGCGTGGCAATAAAAAAGGACTCCGAAGAGTCCTTTTTGTTTATAGTATAATATAGTTTGCTCTATAAGCGTATATAATTATTTTTTAGCGCCAGTATTGACAAAGGCGTACATTTTCTCTGCTGTTTCCAAAACTTTCTCAAGACCTGGGTGGCTTGGCATGCCCACTGTGGTAACGATCTGACCAGTCTTTTCGTCACGAGCGGCAGTCATTTCCCAACCCTGGAACTTGACATGAAAGTCATCGCTAACTAAATCCTTGGCCATACCCAAGATATCTGTGCGGATTTCGTAGCCGTTCTTGTTGAATTTAACTTCTGGTAATTTTGTTTCAAATGACATATTATTCTCCTTGTGTGTTAATGTCTGTATTGTCTGATTTTTTAGCAGTCTTGGACTTGACTGTTTCTTCCTTTTTAGGGAACAAAACTTTACTGATAGCGTCCGCACTGTGTGCAGATAAATCAATGTAATTTTTAACCATCATTTTAGCAAACGCTGTTTGAGCGTCGATAAATGCATTGCAGGCTTTGTTAAGTGTGTCGTCTTTGTAAACTTGGTTGGTTAACTGACGCTTTGATGATTGAAATAAATCAATGTAGAAATCTGGTGTGAACATATTATTCTCCTTGTGTGTATATGTGTAATGTATTTATTATACAGACAACTGTAGTGTCTGTAAAGCGATATGGTGATTTAAACCCAGCCTTCGAACTCGCCAGTGATAATAGGATGTACTTCCCATCCTTCTTGTTTCCAGCGTAGTAACATTATGAGAGTTTCTATAAAATTCATTTAAAAAACTCCTGCGTCATGTATACAAGAATTATTATGCCAAACACAATAATCTGAATTGCTACTAATTCTATGTCCATGATTACTTCCAATAATGATATCTGCTTGCAGAGCTTTGACGATACTCATGGATCATTTCTGCCCAGTTAATTAGACCTTCGTAAATTGTGTTGATAATTTTTTTCATATATTTTTTTCCTTTTGAGAATAGTGGTATTGTTGGATATAGTTTTCCAACTGGGCGGCATCGGTAATGCCTTTGGTGCTTAGATAAGCGTCTAAGCTGCTTTGATAATTAGATCCTGGAAACATTTCTGATAAACGTTCCATTACTCTAATCATTTGCTCTGATATGAATTTCATGCTATAATCCTTGTGTAAGTGTGTGTAGAGACTCATGGTTTCTACTAATATATTTAGTCTTTTTACCTGGCATTGCAACATTTTTATTTTACTTTGCAAAAACGGTAAATATAGCAAAGGAATGCTGAAACATGAGAAAAAGTACAAGGTCAATCCTACAAGAATTGAGTGATTTAGGTGTAAATCGTAACAAAGATTTAGTAATCGAAAGTCGCGGTTCTAACCTTATTGAAAGTGCAATTAACTTATTATCGTTAATTAGAGAAAATTACGACCTTGAAACAGCAGCCGAGCTTGAGCGTCGATTTATAAACGCTATTAGAACAGCAGAGCCAGCGAAATTTAAGCGCGGCATTAAAAAAATACAGGAAAACAGAGATGATACTGCTTGAAGGCGGAAATGTATTTCCGGATGTTACACCATTTGATCACGCATTGGTGCCAGAGATTTTAAATAAAGTACAACGAGCAGTAGCAGGCGCAGGCCTTTCTGTGATCCCAGTTGGATCAGCAGCTACTCCAAAAGCTGGCAAGAAAAGTGGTGACATGGATGTTATTGCTGACGAAGAACAAGTAGTTAATTTTTTTAAATCAAAAGATGCCAAATCTGCACGTAGAGCGTTAAGTGATTTTATTTCAGCTCAGGGTTTACAAACTGCACAAACTGGTATCAACGTACATGTTCGTGTGCCAGTTGGTACCGAAGCCCACCAAGTAGATATAATGATTACTCCTAAGGCAGACAGAATCAGTAAATTTCACACACATGATATTCCAGATAAAAGCCCATATAAAGGTGTAAACAAACAGTTGGTCATGGCCATCTTGGCCAAACAAAAAGGTTATATGTGGTCAGCTTGGCAAGGCTTGTTCAGTAGAACCGCTGAAGGTAAAAAAGGCGAATTTGTCAGCGATGACCTTGATGAAATAGCACAGCGACTTATTAGTCCAAAGGCAACATCAAAGAGTCTTGGTAGTGTAGAAGCTATATTGAAATCATTGCCTGAAGAGCAAGCACAGGCATTACTTGCCCGAGCCGAAGAGGATCCTAATTGGAGTCCAAAAAAGCAAGATAAAGTTGCCGAAGAAGGACCACAAGAATGGTTCCGTAACGTGTTGAATAAAATATGAGAGCAAATGAATTCTTAAAAGAAGCAGAGGTAGCTGCCAAGAAAAAACTTGGCCGTGCATTTAACCATCTGGAAGATCTCGTATTCTTCCATGGCAGTAATGGAACGCTTGAAGCTCTTGCACACGTTAGAGAAATTGCCACAGAAGAAGGCAGTCAAACTGTACGTATGAAATGGGACGGTAATCCTCAAATATATTGGGGCCGTGCAACGCGAGGCGGCCCGTTAGTGTTAGCTGGACATAATGGTTGGAGCCGTGGTGCAATGACCACAAGCCCAGAAGAAGTAGAAGATTTTATTGCTAACAAAAGCGGTACACCTAAGACCCCAGAAGACAAGCGAGCACGTGATCAATTTGCCAAACAATTTGCATCGCTATATCCGTTATTTGACAAAGCTACACCCCGTGACTTTGTGGGCTTTGTCTACGCTGACGGATTATTTTTACAACAACCAGCAGTAGATCAACAAGGTGTTTATACATTCTGTCCTAATCCTAAATCAAAGACTTGCTATCACGTAAGAGCAGACAGTGAACTTGGGCAACGTATTGCCAACGCACAGGTAATGGTTGTGGGACATGCATTTTTTCCACAGTTTGGCATGCCAGACGATGAACAAAAGCCATTAGACGACTTCAGCATGTTTAACGGCACGGCACAATTAATTGTACAAGGCCCAGTTTATAATTCCTCACCTGTGAGTGTCGGCAGCGATAAAATCGCAGCAGTTGAAGCATATCTTAAACAGAACGCTAAGGGTATAGATAGTTTTTTACAAGAAACTCCAGGACTTGGCGACCTTAAAAATATACTCTATACCTTTGTTAACCAAACTGCTAAGGCCAAACAGCTCGCTAATCTAAATGCTAATGCCTTCTTTAATTGGCTTACTACCAGCAAGGTCAGTACTAATAAGCAGACCAAGATTAAAGAGTTAGCACAGCTAAATCAAAATGCATTAGAAGCTGTGTTTAGTCTTGTTACTCAGATAATGGAACTTAAAGACGACGTTATACAACAAATTGAAAGCGGTGCCCAAGGAGAAATTTGGGATACTGAAGGTGAAGGGCGTGTACGCTATGCCGATAAAAACAAACAATTTGGCAACGTTAAACTTGTACCTCGTAAACGCTGGACACCTACATAATGTTTACAGAAATGGAAAGAGCGTTAATGGCAGGCGGCCATAGTTTAGACTATGAATCAAAACCTACAGGCATGATGAGCTTTATCAAAGAATTAAAAGAAGCTCGAATGCTACGCAGTGAAAGCGATCTAAAATTAACCTACAGTGGTGCCTGCGAATTATTGTACCTTACTGTGCTTACCATTGAATTCTTATCAAGATTAAAGAACGGTAAAAAAATTGCAGAAAGATATGCTAAGACTACCTGTATGTATAGTAACTATACAGAGTTTAGATCCGGTGCAACTGACCTGCATAATTTAGTATATTTTGTACAAGCAGACCCTCGACGAGTTGAACAAATATTCCATTCATCAGATGCACGTAAAGCTCGTGAACGCATACATTTACCTACCATGGCACTAAATGGATGGTTATACACCATTAACAGCGAAAGCAGTCGCAATGTTTATTTTTTAATGCAGCTTGAACAGGCTCTGGGAATTAACACAGCACTTTACAAAGAAATACGCAGATTATTAAGCTACAATAATCCAGTGGATAGTGACGTATCAAACACTGCCGCCCGCATTTTAAATGCATATAGAACATATATGCCGCAATTTGACCTACTACAAGATATTGATCAAGTACTGTCAAACCCATTAAAATAAAGTCACTAAAACTGTACTCTTACTGAACATTTTTCCAGAGTTTGGATAAATATTATTACAAAGGCTCACAGAGTGTGAGTAGTTGAATAGCATATCCAGAGGAGAATTATTATGCCATCAAATATTTCAGTAGTAGTAGGCGCAACAACAGTTGGCGCAAATTATTTAAAGCACCAAATCAACCAAGCTGACGTCGGCCGCGAGCTGATCGTTAAGGTTGCAGGTACAAACTTAACAGACGCTGACTTGTCTTCAATCATTGGTTACATCACAACTGCACACGGTTCTGGTGGAACAGGTGATTCAGCATTCACAGTTGCAGCAGTTGGTACAGCAGACGGTTCAGCTTTCGTTAGCGGAACAACTGACAATGTATTCTTGCGTGTTCAAGGCACAGGCGACCTAACAGTTGCTGATGCTGACATGGCTATTGCAGGTGTTACTGTTAGTATCGAAGCAATCTTTACACCAGCTAAGTAATTAACGACTTACCCCGGGATGGGAAGACTAAGCCTGCTTTTATAGCAGGCTTTTTTACCTCTGTTAAATACGTGATGAATTACAGTTTATACACCACAGTTGATATTACACATACCGGGCAATATAGAAGCGAACTGGGCAAAGAAGAATTACGCTGGAAAGAACAAAACTTTCAAACAGTTATACAAACACTTGGTATTAGGGCAAATATATCGTTTACTACTCCGCCACAGTTAATCAACAGCGTTGGCACTGCATTAGGATTTAATACTAACGAAATTATTAGAATATGGGCATTTGACTTTTATACAGAACGTGATCGATTATTTGAACATAACGAGAATCCTGTAGGCTATATGATAACTGACTTTAACGGAGTACCGTATATCGCAGGACTTAGCGAAAGTATTGAACAAAACTACAATGTATTTGTAACCGATGGGGCATCTCGAAATATTGTTTTTTACTTAAGAAGCTAAATATAACAGTAGGCATTTTACACATTAGGCATTTCAATCATACAGTAGGCACATGGTTCTGAGCGAACCCCTGACTTATAACATTGGAGAATGCCTAATTATGGCCACAAAAGAAGCAGTAGCACAATTGGCTACGTTACCAGAGCGTGTAGCGGTAGTTGAAACCAAAGTACACCAAATAGAAAGTAAACTTGACGAACTCAAGGCAGACGTCAAAGACATGCACGATTGTTTGGACAACACCCGTGACTTGCTGGACAAGAAACTGTGTGAGATGGCAGATGCCAGCAACAAGCAACACGACGAGATCTTTGAAAAGATCAACGGTTTAGAAAAAATCAAAAACAAAGTCACACTGTATGCTATGGCAGGTTTAGCGTTTGCCGCAGGCGCAGGCTGGATCAACGCTATTAACTTCCCACATGTATTAAAGTTCCTCGGCTTATAATTCTGTTAAATAATGCACGATGTATATAAGAGAATTCACAGAAGGCATAGTCGACTCAGCTGTTCAATTTCATAAAGAACTGAATCCTCTCTTATGGCAAGGTAGTATACTACATCCCCAGATAAGATATAAGCTATTACAAATAGCAAAACATTTTATCGAATTCATAGATATCCCTGAACTATTGCTCAAAGATGTTACAATATCAGGATCCAACGCAGCATATTCCTACACTCCACAAAGCGATTTAGATTTACACTTAATAGTTACAGTACCCGCTGAACGAGAGCTATTACTCAAACCGCTTTACGATGCAAAGAAAAATCAGTATAATCATATACACGATATTAAAATCAAAGGCATTGACGTAGAGTTATATGTACAACCAGATAGTCAAGAGCATCACAGTCTTGGAGTCTACAGTATACTTGACAACAAGTGGCTTAGTGAACCAACTATGAGCACTATTAAAATCAGCGACAGCGACGTTACTGCAAAAGTTGAGAATTACTTAAATAAAATAATGCAGGCACTTACTACTGATAGTTTTGAAGAAGCTAAAGAAGTGCAACAAGAAATTAAAAAATTGCGTCAGTCAGGATTAGAACAAGGTGGTGAGTTCAGTGTAGAGAATGTAGCATTTAAAGTGTTACGTGCTAAAGGCTTTATTGGACAATTACAACAGCACTTATATAAATTACAAGATAAGGCACTGAGCCTTGGAGAACACAAATGAAAGTAAATCAAATTAAACCAGCGGAAGCATATAATCCAAACAGTGTGGCTGCACAACACCGTCGATCATTAGATCAATCACATGCTACCTATCTAAAGGCCAAAGCAGACGCACCAGATGCAACTGAGCGTGATCAACAGAGATATCAAAATTATTTAGACAAGAAAGAACAAATGGCCAACGACTATAACGATCGTATGGAACGCGAAAGCACTGAACAAGAAGCACTATATCGCAGTCAAGGCAGTGCATCTGCATATGACAGAGATAAACAATCCAGCGAAACAGGGTTTGGTCGACGTGAAAGAGACATGAGTGACGAATCTAATTTACTTTACATTTATGCCGATGGCAGACTTAAAAAGAAAATGGTTTCTAATCAAGTTGAGCGTGAAGCTCGCGCCCAAGGATTTAGAGATACCCCAGAGCAAGCATTGAAGTTACACGGCATTATTCGCAGTAAGTTTAAACCTGGTAAATGGGTACAGAAGCAAGGCACACAGTGGGCAGAAGTGCATCCTTTTGGCAAGGCAGATGACACAGTGGACGAAGAAAGCGGCATGCTAAAAGTAGCCAAGGATGATGACAAGCAGACCGTCCTGCAAAATCCAACAACCGGTGTTCAAACACAGATTGATAAAACCAATCCTAACGCACCAAAAATTTCGCAAGATGAAACTGGCAAATTACAATTACAAATGCCAGGGCAAGGTGGTCCAGGCGGTGCAGACGTTAAGCCTAACTTTGTAGGCAAAGACGTAGCAGTATCAGCTTCACCGGTAGAAGATATTTCCCATATACGTAAGATGGCAGGATTATGAAAATTAACGAGTTAATTGGCAATTTTGTAATTTGGACTACACGAGAAGAAGATGCCATGCTTAGGCGTCTTGAATCTGTGTCTTACCTAAATAGTTTTAACGAGCATGATCAATTCATAATCGAAGGCCTCATACGCAAAAGTTTGGTAATTAAGATAGGAGACAGTAATCCTAAGGTAATTGCCAATGAATTTTAAAAAACAAGCGGAAAAATTAGAGAACTTTCTTGAAGAAGAATTTAAGAAAGAATTACCAGTGGCATTGCTAAATGATGGTAGTTTGGTTTACGCTGGATTTAGAATTAAGCGAAATAACCAAGGAACCTGGAATTTACTCAGGATTGGAGGTTACTTAGTTGATAAGTTTAACCTTAAGGCCTGCGCATTAATGGCAGCTAAATATTTTAGTATTAATAAATTAACAGCCTACAATGAAATAAAACAATTAGATAGTAGTTATCAGCAGAACGCAACAGATGCTACTATTTTTAAACATAGATACATTACAGTTAAAGATTTAGACAGACGCGACCTTGCCTTGTGGCGCTGGGAACTCACAGACTCCCGAGCAAGACAAGCTAAAACAAAAATTGCCGCTAAGTTTAAATCTATGTTTTGACATAAATAACAATAACAAGTCTTTTAGGATGCTAACATGCAAATCAGAGAATTATCGAATAAAATCAGCAGTGATACACTTAACGAAAGTTTAGCCAATAAGTTTGGTTATCGCTTGACACTTAACAAGTTCAGCGATGCACAACTTTCCCAAGTACAACTACAACTTTCAGAAAAACTTGGAACATTTGAAAAAACTAATAGTTTTGACAGTGTTTTAGAAAACAACGAATATCAAAAGCACAGAGCTATGCTCGGTGTTGTTCGCCAAGAAATTAAAGAGCGTACTCTTTCAGAAGCTGAGAAGAGCAAGAAGGCCAAGTTTAAGAAAGGCATGGATGCAGCGGACGGTACATTTAAAAAGAAGTTTGGCAAAGATGCTGAGAAAGTTAAAGACGTCACAGCAACTAAGATGGCAAAGAAAGAAAGTATCGAAGAGGCATTAGAAGTGTTACGTGGCGTACTAAGTGAGCGTACATTAACAGAAGGCGAAGAAGAAAAAGCAGCTCTAATTATGAGTGCTCGTGATATGGTCGACCGTATTACAGGCTGGCTCGAAGATGTGTCCGGCATGAAAGCAGAATCAATGTTAGAATTAGTTGACTCTATAAGAGACGAATTAGGTAGCGATATCAGCCAACAATTTAGCGATAAAGTTAAACCAGCATTAGAAGAATTATATACAAGTTTAGAAAGCCATCGTACAACGTTGGCTCAGGCAGTTAGTATCCTAACAGGCGAAGAAGCACCAATGGGTGCGGGTGGCGCTGCTCCTATGTCAGACTTAGGCGGAGAGATGCCTTCAACAATGGGCGAGCCAGACACAGGCGCAGGCGATGCATTTGCAGCAAGCGAACCAGCAACAGGCGGCGAAGAAGCAGCAGGCCGAGCAAAACGTGAAAGTATTGAATACAGCCGTAGATTAGGCACTATCCTTAGTTCAAAAAAAAAGTAAATGAAGATGCGGATATGATTATCCGCATCCTTACTAACTTACAAAGCAGGGCCGATAGCAAGGGCGTAACAGCACAGTTCGCCTGGCCAGCAGTTTCCAAAATGATGCAGAATGTAACAGGTCAAGATGTTGACTATGATGCCTTTAAGGCTCAATTTGATTCCACTCCCGAGTTAAAAAATATTGTTGATAACTTTGACGAAAATGGTATAACTATCAAAACTAAAGCTAAGAAACAAGAACCCGGCACAGTTGGTGATAAGCAAAAAGCCAAAAACGCTGTTAATACTTCAGCAAAACGAGCAGCCGCAAAAAAATTAGGTTGACCTTACTGTGGTAATGCTATATAATGTACTATGACATTATTAATAGAACGTTACCAATATAAACCAGTAGAAAGACAACAAGTAAACGGACGTAGATTATACTCTACACCAGAAGGACATCGAGTTCCTTCTGTTACCACAGTACTTGATAAAACTAAGCCTGCAGAGGCACGTGAAGCACTTGCACGTTGGAAAAAAAGCGTAGGAGAAGTTAAAGCTCAAGAGATTGTAACCGAAGCCGCCAATCGCGGAACACGTATGCACAAATATCTTGAAGACTATGTTACTCAAGGTTTCTTAACTGACCCAGGTACTAATCCCTTCAGCCAGCAAAGTCATGCTATGGCTAAGATCATTGTCGATCAGGGCATGACCAATAGAGTAAACGAAGTATGGGGTAACGAAGTTCCGTTATACTTTCCGGAACTATATGCGGGTACTACTGACTGTGTAGGAGTGCATGAAGGCGATCAAAGTATTTTAGATTATAAACAAACAAATAAACCTAAAAAACTTGAGTGGATTGGAGACTATTTTCTACAGCTTACAGCCTATGCACTGGCGCACAACGAAGTCTACGGTACAAACATACGCAAAGGAGTTATTCTAATGTGTAGTAAAGATTTCCAGTATCAGGAATTTATACTTGAACCCAAAGACTTTGACTACTGGACAGAACAGTGGTGTAATAGAGTAGATCAGTACTACAAAGAAAACGGATAAATATCCAATATAGGGGATATTTATGGCCGTAGTACAGATAAGTCGCATACAGCTAAGACGCGGAAAAAAGAATGAAGGGACTGGGCTTCCTCAACTTGCCAGCGGCGAATTAGCTTGGGCAATCGACACCCAAGAACTTTACATTGGGAATGGTGCTGTATCGGAAGGCTCCCCAGCTGTTGGAAATACCAAAGTGCTTACAGAGCACGATAACATTCTTGACTTGTTAGAACAGTATCAATATAAACCTAATGATACTTCAATCTTAACAGGGCTTAACGGTAATATTATAGAGCGCACTTTGCAAGAGAGACTTGATGAAGGCGCAGTTAACGCAGGCAGTTTTGGAGTTAGCGGGCTCGACGCAGATGCTGATCAAACTGCACTAATACAAAACGCAATCTGGAATTTATACGCAAACACTACCCCAGTTGCTAATAAAGTTGCATTGGAATTCGACCCTGGTACATATAAGATTACTGGCACATTGTACATTCCAAGCAATGTTCGATTAGTGGGCAGTGGCATTGGCAAAACTGTGTTTAATTTTATCAAAGGTGGTATCAATACGGAAACTACTTTAACTCGAGCAGGTACCAGTGTAACAACCGCAGGTACATATACTAATTGTGCTACAACAACACTTACAGGCTCGGGTTCCGGAGCAATTATCACAGTTACTAAAACTGGCACAGGCACTTCTTATGCAGCCGCATCTATGAATTTTTCTATAGTACACAGCGGCAGCGGGTATGCGGTTGGTGATACAATTAAAATCTTAGGAAACGCATTAGGTGGCAGTACTCCTGCTAACGATTTAACATTTACATTGTCGTCAACTTCGGCAACATATCCAGTATTCAACACTGTATCAGCATTTACATTTATTAATGACACATCTACTAAAGTAACAAAAGGAACTGATGGGTCCACTACTGCTAATAATCAACCTAAGAATATTTTGTTTAAGGATTTTTCAGTTGCAACTAACTTAACTTCTGTAAGAGCATTCGACTTTAAAAATGTTAAGGATAGCGAATTTATTAATATTAAAGCTCTGGGTCCATGGACTCCTGACTTACTTCCAGACGCTGCTCCTTGGAGTCCTGGTACCCCTATCGACAACAGCGTGGCATTGGAAATGACTGCTAAGAGCTCGTTGGTTACTTGCGAACGTAATAAGTTTACTGGATTTCAAGCAGAAGGATTTACTTACGCAATATACTCTAATACCGATATTATTAACAATCAGTTTGAAGGCTGTATTTTTAAAACGCTATACAAAGGTATTGGATTTGGCGAAGGCTCTACAGATTATGGCCCAAGAAAGAATATCATTTCAAACAGCTTATTTGACAAAGTTTGTCAACAGGGTATTATTGTTGAAACAGGCTATGGCAATCGATCTATCGGGAATACATTTGTCAACGTAGGTAACAACTTTGGCGGTAACAGCAATAATGTGTACGCACAAATTTCATTCTTGTCAGCAGGCAACAGCTCAAGCCAAGACAGCTTTGACCGAGCCGACCAAGGTAATGTAATTAATGATTTAGCAACACATAATCTATCAGAAGCATACTTACCCGAAGTTGAAGGTCATGTATTATTTCAGGAAACTAAAACAAATACAATTACATTATTGCCAACTACCTCCCCTGCAATACTTGTACGCTTTCCGTTGAACACATCGTCTGGTTTTAAAATTGACTATGTTTTTCAAAGTACTGAATACACACAGATGAAAAAAGGCACGTTACATATTGCAGTTGACAAAACTAATAACAATGTTCAACTTGTTGACGAGTATGAGTATGTAGGTGCAGATGGTGAAGACAGTAATTTATTATTACAAGCATCCTTAGTTACAAGTTCAAGTATTAAATCAATAGTAATTTATTATACCAATGCCAACACAGGTGACAATACCAGCACATTCACCTATGCCTACTCTGCACTTAGTTAATGTTCAAACCAATCGAGCAAAAAACAGCACAGCGTCTTGCAGATTGGTTTGCATTTAGGCAACAACTCGAAACATCATCTACTCCATTGGATGATGTTCATTTATATTTTAAAAAATTACCCCACGTAAAAGTTTATACCGATCCATATGATCAAAGTCGTTGGCCCACACCGTGGGAACTCATAGATGAAAATGAATATTGTCAATTCAATATTATACTGGCAATCTGTTACACTCTACAATTAACTACGCACTTTGAAAACGCTAAACCTTTGATAAAAATATCTATTGACATAATCAATAAAACAGTGTATTATTTGTTATACATAAATGATAAGGTCTACGGCTTCGACGAAACCGGCTGGATTCCCGCTAAAACCCTACCAAAAACGCTATCCAATTTAAAGATATATGTGATGCCACCTCTTCACTAAATAGTTTTCTAAATTAAAAATATTGTACTGCATGAGCAGTAAGAAAGACACTGAGAATAAAATATGACTAACATAACTGTAATTAAGAGAAGCGGAGCAAAAGAAACGCTGACAATTGAAAAATGGCAAACACAAATTGCAAAAGTATGTAGTAGTATAGCAGATGTTAGTCAGTCAATGATTGAAATTAAAAGTCAGCCTCATTTTTATGACGGTATTACAACTAAAGAAATTGACGAAATTACACTGCGAGCAATCGTTGATTTGATCGACGTAGAATCAAATCCAGATGTTGGGCATGTTAACTATCAATACGTAGCAGGCAAGCAACGAGTATCAATGTTGCGTAAGGATGTTTATGGCAGTTACGAACCTCCTCACCTTTACGAGATTGTAAAGACCAATGTGGCCACTGGCTTATACACAGCAGAGCTACTGGAATGGTATGGTGAAGAAGACTGGAACAAGATGAATGACATGCTGGATCATAGCAAAGATGAGCAGTATGGTTATGCCGCTATTGAACAATTAATAGAGAAATACTTAGTTAAAAACCGTAGTACTAAACAAACATACGAGACTCCTCAGATTAGATATATGATCGCTGCCGCAACAGTATTTCACAAAGAAGAGCCTAACAGTGCTCGAATGAAATATATAAAGGAATACTACAATGCAGCATCTGATGGATTATTTACTCTTGCTACCCCTGTCCTTGCTGGTCTCGGTACCCCTACTAAGCAATTCAGTTCGTGCGTACTTATTCGCAGTGATGATGACTTGGATAGTATTTTCGCTTCTGGTGAAATGATGGCCAAGTATGCCAGTAAACGTGCGGGCATTGGTTTAGAGATTGGCAGACTACGTCCCCTGGGTAGTCCCATCAGAGGTGGCGAAATCATGCATACTGGTATGATACCTTTCTTAAAGAAATGGTTCGGAGATTTACGATCATGTTCACAAGGAGGTATTCGTAATGCAAGTGCTACTGTATTTTATCCTATTTGGCATCACCAGTTTGATGATCTTATTGTGCTTAAGAACAACCAAGGAACAGAAGAAACCCGAGTCCGTCATATGGATTATGGGGTTGTGCTTAGTGCTTTCTTCTGGAGACGATTTAAAAACAAAGAACAAATAACATTCTTTGATCCCAACGAAGTACCTGACTTGTACGAAGCCTTCTATCAAAACACGGCTCGTTTTGAAGAGCTGTATGTAAAGTACGAACGTACTCCGGGCCTGCGTACTAAGACTATGAGTGCTGAAGAAGTATTCAAAAGTGGCATACTAAAAGAGCGCACTGACACAGGACGTATCTATCTTGTGTTTATTGACAACGTGATGAAACAAGGACCATTTGATCCTGAGTATCATACAATTTACCAGAGTAACCTATGCTGTGAAATATTATTACCTACTAAGTCTTTTAAGCGTCTCGATGATGCTGATGGCCGCATCGCTTTATGCACTCTTGGTTCCATTAATTGGGGAGCCTTCCGTAATCCTGAAGATATGCGCAGGGCTTGTCGCATTTTACATAGAAGCCTCAATAATATACTGGACTATCAAGATTTCTTATCAATTCAGTCGAAGTTAAGCAATGATGAAATCCGCCCATTGGGAATTGGTATCACTAATCTTGCTTACTGGCATGCCAAGCGAAGTCTTAAGTATGGAGAGCAAGACTCTTTAGCTGAAGTTAAAACATGGATGGAACATCAATCCTACTACCTAACTGAGGCATCGGTTGAACTGGCTAAAGAACGCGGCCGTTGTGAAGGCAGTGATCGTACACGATATGGTCAAGGCACCTTTCCCTGGGAACTACGTGCTACAGGTGTTAATGAGCTTGCAGACTTTACTCCAGAACTTGATTGGGAAACCTTGCGTGTTAACATGAAAGAACATGGTGTTCGTAATGCTACACAAATGGCAGTTGCTCCAGTTGAATCAAGTAGTGTTGTTATCAACAGTACTAATGGTATTGAAATGCCTATGAGCTTGATTAGTACAAAAGAAAGCAAAGCAGGATCATTTACACAAGTTGTTCCTGAGTATCACAAATTGAAGAACAAGTATCAACTAATGTGGGAACAAAAAAACTGCGACGGCTATTTAAAAACAGCCGCAGTTATTGCTGCCTACGTTGATCAAAGTATTTCAACTAATACATTCTATAATCCTGCACATTTTCCAGATCGTAAAGTACCAACTACGTTGATTGCTAAGAACTTGATGCAAAGTCACTACTGGGGATTGAAAACGTTTTACTATAGTTTAATTAACAAAGCAGGTAGCAAAGTTTTAGTAGATGCTATTGCTGAGTCATATGTTAATGGGCACTCTCTTAACGGTCGTAATGGCGTTATTAGCGAATTAGACCTATTCGAAGAGGACTGCGAAAGTTGTAAACTATAAGGAATTGACATGTTAAAAGATAGAAGAGTATTATTAGAACACGATATTAAAACAGCACACGACCGTGCCGCAGAGATGTATTTAGATATTGTGGTAAACAACGGCGATGTTCACAGTGAAGAATATCAACAGGCACGAGATCGAATCTCTAAGTTGGAGTTTGATCTCAACATGGTTAATCAATTAATTCACAGAGGACATCAATGAGTAAACAACAATATAATCTAACAACTAAAACAGATTATTTAAATCGTAAGATGTTTTTGGACCCAGCAGGCCCAGTTACCATTCAACGCTTTGAAGAAATCAAATACAAAAAAATTGCTGACTTTGAAGCCACAGCACGTGGTTTCTTTTGGCAACCAGAAGAGATCAGTCTTACTAAAGATTCAAACGATTTTAAAGATGCAAGTGAAGCAGTCAAGCATATCTTCACCAGTAACTTGCTACGTCAAACAGCACTTGATAGTTTGCAAGGTCGTGGACCAACACAGGTATTCACTCCTGTGTGTAGTCTCCCCGAAGTAGAAGCACTCATGTACAATTGGGGTTTCTTCGAGACCAACATCCACAGCAAAAGCTACAGTCATATAATTAGAAATATCTACAATGTGCCTAAGGATGTGTTTAACACTATTCACGACACTAAAGAAATTGTAGACATGGCCAGTTCAGTAGGCAACTACTATGACAAACTACACGTTATCAACTGTCGTAAAGAACTTGGCGAAGTTATACCTGAAAAGGAATATATCAAAGCAATCTGGTTAGCGTTACATGCAAGTTATGCGCTGGAAGCATTCCGCTTTATGGTATCATTTGCAACTTCATTGGCCATGGTAGAGAATAAGATATTCATGGGCAACGGTAACATCATCAGCTTGATCCTACAAGATGAATTGCTACACAAAGGCTGGACAGCGTATTTGATCAATCAAGTAATCAAAGAAGACCCTCGCTTTGCCGAAGCTAAACAAGAATGTGAAGCAGAAGTGTATGCATTGTACATAGATGTTATCCGTGAAGAAAAAGAATGGGCTACTTACTTGTTTAAGATGGGTCCAGTTATTGGACTCAACGCAAACATCTTACGTGACTTTGTTGACTACACAGCAGTCGGTGCGTTAAAAGATATTGGTATCAAGTATCAAACCAGTGCTCCTAAGTCAACTCCTATTCCCTGGTTTAACAAGCACGTCGATACCAGCAAGAAGCAGACAGCATTGCAAGAGAACGAAAGTACAAACTATGTAATTGGTATCATGAGTGAAACACTTGACTATGATGCACTGCCTGTGTTATAATCTAACAAGGAGATCATATGATAACTGTATATTCAAAAAATAACTGTCCATTTTGCGACAGAACAAAAGCACTATTAGAAAGCAAAGAAATTCCATTTACTGTAATTAAAATGGAAGATGAACCTGGTGCCCGAGAGTTTTTAGTAGATCAAGGACTACGCTCAGTTCCACAAATTTTTAAAGACGGCGTGCTATTGCCCGGAGGCTTTCAAGGCCTTGCTGATAAAGACGAAGAATTTTTTAACACACTTAAAGGTTAATATGCTATTAGAAAAATCAAAATTTGATGCAGGTGATATCGTAAGTTTAAAAATAATCACCGGCGATGAACTCATTGGAAAATATGTCAAAGAAGACATGACCAGTTTCACTATAGCAAGGCCGGTTATGCTGGCTATGACTAAAAACGGTCCGGCCATGGCACCAGTGATGATGACAGTTACTCCGGAAGCTGACTATACTATAAATAAAGCAGCCGTGATGCTAAGTGGAACAACCGTAAAAGAAATTGCTGAACAGTACTTGTTTCAAACAACTGGTATTCAACCAGTATCAGCAGGCAGTATAATTACCTAATCAATATGCCAGCAATAGCCAGAGACGGAGACCCAACAACTACAGGACATAGCTGTGACGGTTCTACTACGGTTACAGGACCAACAGGTGCAGGCGCTAATGTCTTTGCCAATGGTATTCCAGTTGAATGTGTAGGAAATCCTACAGCAGCTCATACTATTAAAAGTGGAAGACGATGTGTTGCACATTCTGCCGCAATTAACGCTGGCTCAGGCAGTGTGTTTGTTGGTAACATTGCAGTTGCACGAGTAGGCGACTCAACTGACAGCGGTGCAATTACTGCTGGTTCACCGGACGTGTTTGCCAATTAACTTGATCTTTTTATCAGATGAAAGCATAATGTTTACATGAACATTTATTTAGACATGGACGATGTTGTTGCTGATTGGCATGCCCACGCACAACAAGTTCTTAAACTACGATGGAACAAAGATGGTGATCGTATTCCACAAGAACAATGGGATAAAGTTAAAGACGACATGCGTTTCTATCGTAACTTGCCGTTGATGGCCGGCGCTACTGAATTAGTTAATTGGTGTAGAACACATCATGCTAAGACAGGATGTGGACTATATTTCTTAACAGCATTACCACATGATTACTCAATGCCATTTGCGGCACAGGATAAAGTGTGGTGGGCAAATTCTCACTTTCCCGGTATTCCAGTGTTCTTTGGACCATTTAGTCACGACAAGTGGCGATACTGCAAAAGTCCTGAAGATATCCTAATTGACGATAGACACTCTAATTGTCGAGAATGGATCGAAGCTGGTGGAAAATCACACATTTATAAAAATTGGTCAGACTGCAAAGCCTGGCTTGACGGACAATTTCCTATACTATGAATAGTTTAGAGAAAGTTTGGGCAAGAGCAACAGGTCATTTAATGGGCCAAACAGACGAAGATCGTCCGGATATACCTATACTTTCTTTAAGAGAAGCACGTATAGCGTTGTTTTTAAAGACGTTCTGGGTGATCATACATGTGATAACATGTTGTTTCATTATTGCAAACACATTACATCACTGGTAATAACTAATATAACAAAAGGAGACTATTATGTCAGCAAACAAATATCAAGAGTTCACAAAAATCGTAGAGGCCATGGAGGCAGACTTCGAAAAGTTCTATGACAAGGAAGTTGGCGCTGCCGGCACCCGTGTTCGTAAACATTGCCAAGATTTGGCTAAGTTGTGCAAAGAAACTCGTAACGATGTTACCGCAGTTAAAAACGAACGTAAGCCTGCAGACAAGAAATAAATCAAAGGGCCCCTACTAATACAGGGGTAGAATATGATTCCAGTATCAGTTCCATTAATTTTCCCCAAAGTCCAGCCTAAAGACTGGGAAGTATGGAATAAAGTATGGGATCAAAATAAAAAATTTGTTACCAAGTCATCACGGACAAAAAACGCAAGACAAGTTTATTGGAAAGGATTCGATATCTACGTTAAAACAGGTATAGATCCAGGTGATATCATGCCGTACACATGTAACAATGTGAACTGTCCTGAATTATTTCCGTTGTTATTTGATAACTTAGATAAACTTCCCATGGAAGTTCATGTAGTTCGAGTGTTGCAAAGTGTTAATACGGTCGGTGCTCATCATGATTTTGCAGCGAGCACTGAATTCAATTCAATAAGAAGTATACTAATTGATACTAATCCAACGCAAACTTGGTGGTATGAAGATAGTAATAGTAATAAGCACTATCTAAAATTACCGGAAGAGACTAATACTTGGTGGTATCATGATCTAAGAGTAAAACATGCTACAGACTTTAATCCAGGCCACAGCAAACAATTAATTATGTATCAAGGATTGATTAAAGAATCTTTAGCATCTGTATTAACAGATAGTATACAAAAATATCCAGACTACGTTATTTACGTTTAATAAGAATATATGCAATCGGGGTTATAAATACTTTATATTTAGTGAGTAACAAAAATGGCATACAGCAATAAGGTGATAGACCACTACGAAAACCCTCGTAATGTCGGATCTTTTGACAAGGGTGATCCTGATATTGGTACTGGTATGGTTGGCGCACCTGCTTGTGGCGACGTAATGAAGCTACAGATAAAGGTGGATCATGATACAGGTATTATTACAGATGCGAAATTTAAAACGTATGGCTGCGGATCGGCTATCGCGAGTTCGAGCCTCATTACAGAGTGGGTCAAAGGAATGCACATCGATAAAGCCGGAGAAATTAAAAACTCCGAAATTGCCGAAGAATTAGCCCTGCCGCCGGTTAAGATACATTGTTCAATTTTAGCAGAAGATGCTATCAAAGCAGCCGTAAATGATTACCGTAACCGACACAGCGTATAAAAAGATTAAGCAAACGTTAGAGCGCCGTGGCAAAGGCGTAGGCATCCGTGTCGGTGTAAGAACTACTGGCTGTAGCGGCTTAGCCTATACCTTAGAATATGTTGACGAGTACAAATATGAAGAAGGTGTTACTAACTTTGCTCAAAAAGACTTTGTAGTATTAATAGATGCTAAAAGTTTAGTTTACTTAACTGGAATAACCATGGATTGGGTCCGTGAAGGACTCAACGAAGGATTCGACTTTTCAAACCCAAATGAGCGTGACCGTTGCGGGTGCGGCGAATCTTTTAGGATATAATATGTGGTCAAGAAATCAAACTAAACTTTGGATTTCTCAATTAGAACACAGAATTGAAGATATAGAGTATTATCTTCGACGCACAGTTGAATGGTGTGAAGCCAATGATGTCTACAGCGATCGTGTTGTATTTGCCTGTGCTGTGATGACAGCTGCCTGGGTTAGCCATATGCGAGACGAACCGTTAAGCAAGCATGAGATTTTTGAAATCTTAGGCATAGAAAACTGGCAAAGCATAGAAGATGGCATTTATGAATTTAATCCAGAATATGCATATTTCGAGCATGAAGAATTGCTCGAAATGGTAGCTAACTCGTTTTAGTTGACAGAAGTCGAACAAGGCTATATACTATAGCTTGTGTTTTAACTTTTGGTGAAAATATGACAATGCATTTAGAAGGCCCGTGGCTCAGTACCACAGGCAAGAAGAAAGGTAAAGTAAAATTTGCCAGCGCAGAAGCAAAAAGGAAAAGCGAGCAATTGGATAAAGATTGGAAAGAGCTTCAAAAACGATGGGGAGTAGAAGCTGAAGAAAAGAAGCGCAAGCGAGCATTGTGCGCCGAACCCTTAACAGGGAATTACTCGCTAAGTATTCCTGCTAACCGAACAACAACCCATATTAAAAGTTTAGGGCAGGATAATGGTGTTGCTACATTAGCACCAGCTAAGGTCTATACCGGAACTAAAGTTAAAGGTATTGCAACAATGCATAAAAGCAATGCAGTACCGGTGTTTAGCGACGAAGAAGCTATTGATATTAGCAAAATGCGTAGATAACTCGAATCTATTCGAGATAACTACTTACTTAAGGAGAAAACTATGGAAAAAATGATACGTTTCAGTATCTTTGTTATTAGCTTCATTCTAATAGCAGGTTTGATACAAACCGTGACAGCCAGGAAATTTTCGTCTCTGGAAAATTTAGAAGCTATGGCTTCGACAGAAATTATAACAGCCAAAGATAGAGAAAGACAATTAGATTGTTTAGCCAAAAACATTTACCACGAAGCAGGATATGAGTCCTTCGAAGGTAAAGTAGCAGTAGCACAGGTAACAATGAATCGAGCAGCATCTGGAAAATTTCCCAGCGATGTCTGCGGCGTTGTTTACCAAAAGAATGTGTTTATGGAAAAAGTAGTTTGCCAATTTAGCTGGTACTGCCTAAATGGTGGCAAAGCAATTATTAAGAACACGGCAGCATATAATGAAAGTTATGAAGTTGCTAAAAAAGTTCTATTAGAAGGATTCCGTTTGGACACAATGAAGAAGGCCATGTTCTATCATGCCGACTACGTTAATCCAGGTTGGGGTAAGCCAGTAATTGGTAAAATTGGTCGTCATATTTTTTATAAGGAATAATCATGGATTTTAATGTTGAAACAGTTAGAACATTTGTGCGAGAAAAAGTCGCCCATGTATCTGCCGAAACTTTGGGTTGGTTAGCAGTAATTGTAATCCATTCAGCAACCATTCCAAGTTTGTTGGCTGTGATGGCAGGGCTTACTGATAAGATGCCCAGCGCAGACATTATATTGTTAATGTGGACAGGATTGACTTTGATGTTTGTCAAAGCCGCAGTCCAAAAGGATATGCTCAATGTCATCACAATTGGCGTAGGATTTATCATCCAAAGCGTATTGATGGTTTTGATATTCTTTAAGTAACCAAATATCATTGACTAACAATGCCTCTGATAGTATAATACATGCTACAGAGGCTTTTTAATTTCACACACACAGAAAGGCAAATATGAAAAACTTTGTTATTGGCGCAGTCTTTGGACTAATACTTGCTACCGTAGGATTCTCGGGCGTTGCTCGTATGCTTGACCGAGGAGTCGACACTATTAAAACACACTCACAGGAGATGGCAAAATGAAAAAGTTTATTTTAATTCCTATCATAGCCGCACTAACTGCCTGCTCAGGCATGAAGACCGTAGAAGAACGCAAAGCCTATGCAATGCCAGATTGGTATACAGAATGCCAGCAGAGTTCAGTTAAAGGTTGGTTTTGGTGGAAGAAAGAATTTGCCAATGCCTGCGGCGGTGGAGAAAGTGTTTATGCACAGGCTGCCGAAGAACAGATGTACGCTATTGCGATGAACAACTTTGCCAAGCGTATTAACAGTGAAGTTAATAGTGAAACTGAGATTAACTTTGTAAACGATAAAAAGTCCACACGAACTCGAATTTCGTATGTGGTAAAAGATACTACTATCCGCGAACATCTGCGTACTGAAACTGCACATTTTACCATGGGCGGGAAACATTATACATTTGTTAGACTTGAGATGCCTAAATCTACATTTGATCAACTTATTGCAGAATCTAAAGCGAGAAAGCAATGAAATGGCTAATTGTTCTTGCAGTGATAATTACAGCCGCAGGCTGTAGCTCATCACCTAAAAAAGTAGCAGGACAATTTTGTCATACAAAGAAGATAGTAGAAGTAGATAACGGCAGTGATGTTTCAAGTAAAACTACTGTTATCTGCTCCGACGACCCAGTTGATCGAATAGTTATGGCACGAACTGGAATCTCGTCAGATTGCGGAGAATTTAGATACCTTACTAATTTAAGGGGACAAACAGTTGAAAGACGTACTTATGCGTGTAAAAAATGGGACGGTACTTGGGAAATTGTGCCTACTGTTAGTCCTTAATCCTGTATATGCACAAAGTCCTGCGTTTGAATCACAAACTGTAGGCATTGCATGGGTAATGAACAAATGGTTTGGTACATCATTATCTAAACAAGATTTAGATAATCATAAACAAGCCGTTAATCATGCGCTAAATAATCTTGACAACGGTGAAACTGTCACATGGCGCAGTATGATTGACGACGCAGACGGACAAGTAAGAATTGTTTATACGTGGCCAGCCAGCGGCACAGTATGTAGAAGAATTTATAGTTTTATACGTATAAATGACAAAGCTAATAGCTATCAAGACACCGCATGTCTTAATACTAATAGAAGGACTTGGACTTTTGTTGATAAATATTAGAATAACATAGGAAGCTAAAAAATGGCCTCAGGATTTCAACAAGACACAAACCAACTATCACCAGATTTTTATCGTGTGGTAATTACAATGACCGGTGGCACTGCTACATGGACAGCGGCAGCACCTGCTAATGGCGCAGTAAACCCCTACAATTGGGATAGCTACACTACATTACCTTCATCTGAAGTAAACTCACTACGATTAAGTCGTGGCAATATGCGCTGGCAAGCAATTATTGAAGAGTTATCTAAGCATAGTGATGCTCAAATTATTGATGTAGAAGTAACCAGCGCCGGCGCAACAGATGCTAACAATGTTCCTACTAACATTGCATTTACTGTAAAATATGACAGAGATGATTTTGTATTAGGTGCAGTTCAAAAAGTTGCTACAACATTTGCACCTACTACAGGTGCCGCTGTTACAATCGACACTACAGCAAAAGCAATACGTTATCTTGTAGCACAAGGTATTCAACGTGGCGGCACCTCAGGCTATACACGTAAATGGAATACATACGACACTGTAGGAACAGCAGGCGTACTGTCATCAATTACAATTCAACGGCCTGATACCGATGGCGATGTATATGATGCTGTTTTTGTTCAAATTTTAGACGGAACGGAAATAGTTTCTACTGTTTAATTAATGATACTGGCGTCTTTATTACTCCTTACTGGCCTTGTCATCTCCGGAGTGGCCATCTATTATAGTGTTATTGGCTTGGCCGCTATTTTTGCAGCCGCAACTATTCCTATCTATATTATGGGAGGTAGTTTAGAAATAGCAAAATTAGTATGCGCTTCATGGCTTAAAGCTAACTGGGAACGAGCTCCTAACTTTATACGCAGTTACATGTTGGTTGCAATCATTGTACTAATGTTTATAACCAGCATGGGTATCTTTGGATTCTTAAGTAAGGCACATACCGATCAAACTTTAGTCGGCGGCGACGTAACAAGTAAGATTGCCATCTATGACGAAAAGATTAAGACAGCAAAGGATAATATAGATGCGAACCGTAAGGCGCTTAAACAGATGGATGAGGCTGTGGACCAAGTCATGGGCCGAAGCCAAGATGAAAAGGGTGCCGACAAAGCAGTTTCGATTCGAAGAGGACAGCAAAAAGAACGTACTCGTCTCCAATCTGAGATCACTGCCGAACAGAAAACTATTAGTCAACTATCTGAAGAGAGGGCGCCTATTGCCGCTGAGGTACGTAAAGTAGAAGCCGAAGTAGGACCAATCAAATACATCGCGGCTTTTGTCTACGGTGACAACCCAGATGCTAATCTTCTTGAAAAAGCCGTTACATGGGTAATTATTTTAATTGTGGTTGTATTTGATCCTTTGGCAGTTATCATGCTATTGGCAGCTCAAATGACGTTTGGCTGGTTAAAAGAAGAAAAACTAAAAGTAGTACCAGTGCCAACTTACGAGCCAGACGATGGACCGTTAACTGACGCTCAGGTTGAGCAGATCAAAGAAACTGTTTTACCAGACGAATCTGTATTAGATAAACATCCATACTTGAATCAACCATTTGCTCATTTTGAAAATTTAGATCCAATAGTTGCAAAACTTGACACACCGATTGAAATTCAATCACCGAATATCGCTGTCACTGCCGTAGTAGAATTTGTTCCTGCTACCCCCAAGGTTGAAGAAACTGAACCTACTACAGTTGACACTGTGGATCTCACAGTGAACTCATCAACTTATCAAATTCTTCCTGAACTTACAGAAGATCTAAAAAAAAAGACAACTTACATGATCAAGGAAGAGGGGCAGCAGAAGCTCAAAGAGAAGAAGAACTAACCTATGTTCAAAATGCTGAACAAGGTGAAACAACACTTTGGCAACGCATAATGAAAAAAGATCAAATGCGTTCTTCAGATAGACTATATAAAGAGTACAGCGAACACGAATTTAAAAATATTGTAGTTGATGAGACACAAGAGCCTGAGTTAGCTGAATTTGTAAAACGAATTCAAGAAAAGGGTCCTAAGTTCAGCATCTACAGTATTGATCAATTAGACTATTTTGCACAAAGAATTTATGAACTTAGGAAAAATTAATCTTATCACTCCACCAGATACGCTGTTTAATTTGAACCCCGGATATCTGTTAGTAAAACCCAGCACTAAAGTAAAGATGCAATTTCAGACTTTACTTAGTGCTTGCCCTGATGATATAAATGTATACATATATGACACAGATGAAGTAGATATTGCCTGGATGCTTAATGCAGCCAATAACTCGGACTTTGTTATTATAGATATTGACAACTGCGATGAGATAACTAAAAATTTTGTTAGTTTTATATTAGCACAACCAAATGCATACTATATGACCAATGATGAGCTAACGCCCTGGAATCTAATTAGTAGAAACAGGATATTTAATCTTGATTGGATTTTAGAAGCATTCAAAGACAAAGAAGAACCAGAAGAGGATGAAGATGAAGGACAATAACGCAATTAGATTATACGGATCAACCGTATTTCTTAGAGATGGTGACGATGTTAATCGTGCCCTACGTAAATTCAAAAATAAAATTGAGGACAGTAATAAACTCAAGGATTTACAAAAGAAAGAGTTTTACGAGAAACCCACAACAGCTCGAAAGCGCAAAGCAGCCGCAGCCAAAAGTCGTTGGGCTAAAAAGCTCAGAGAACAAGAACTACCTAAGAAAATGTATTGACATATGATCTGTATTATGCTATAATGTTAGTTCTTAATAAAGAAAGAATATAATGGCAAATACAGATATTATGATTGACTTGGAAACTTTGGCAACATCCCCAGATGCTGCCATTCTTACAATTGGCGCTGTTAAGTTTGATCCGTTCGGTGATGATGTTAATGATCCAAAATGTACAAAGTTCTATACAAGAGTTGATTTAGATAGTTGCGACAAAATAGGCTTAGTCACCAACGACGATACAATTGCTTGGTGGGCTAATCAAAGCAAAGAAGCCCAAGATGAAGCATTTGGAGAAACTGATAGAGTTGATATAGTAGACGCTATGCATCAACTTTATAAATTCTGTTGGGGAGCCAAACGAGTTTGGAGCCACGGTGCAACATTTGATATTGTTATTTGTGAGCATATTTTTCGTAAAATCGGCAAAGCAATTCCGTGGAGTTTTTGGGAAGTTCGTGATACCCGTACACTGTTTGATATTGGTATCAATCCTAACAGGCCTCCCGTACTAAAACACCATGCTCTTGAAGATGCGTGGAATCAAGCAGTAGGAGTGCAGAATGTGTTTAAAACACTACAAGGCACTACAAAATTTGACGGTACATTAATCACACCGTTAAGTGGAAAAAGATAAATAAATTTGTAGAGCGCCGTAAGGGCCTACAAATTCTTGCTTAACTAAGGAGAAACTATTATGAGCAAAGTCATCGGTATCGATCTCGGTACAACAAATTCGTGTGTAGCCATTATTGAAAATGGCGTTACTAAAGTTATTGAAAATAGCGAAGGCGCACGTACAACACCCTCAATCATTGCATATACAGATACGGAAATTCTTGTAGGTGCAACAGCAAAACGACAAGCAGTCACTAACCCAAAAAACACAATCTACGCATCAAAGCGTTTAATTGGTCGTAAATTCAAAGAAGAAGCTGTACAGAAAGATATTGGCCTAATGCCATACACTATTATAGAAGCTGAAAACGGCGATGCATGGGTTAAGGTTAATGATAAAGAATTAGCACCGCCACAAATCTCAGCGGAAGTTTTACGTAAAATGAAACAGACTGCAGAAGACTATCTTGGTTATGCAGTAACTGAAGCAGTTATTACTGTTCCTGCATACTTTAATGATAGCCAGAGACAGGCAACAAAAGATGCTGGCAAAATTGCAGGACTTGACGTTCTGCGTATTATCAACGAGCCAACAGCGGCCGCACTTGCCTATGGTGTTGACAAACAAGAAAAAACAGACTGCAAGATTGCAGTTTATGATCTTGGCGGCGGAACATTTGATATTTCTATTATTGAAATTTCAGAAGTTGAGGGCGACAAACAAATTGAAGTAATGTCTACCAATGGTGATACATTCCTTGGCGGCGAAGACTTTGACCAACGTATTATGGATTACATCGTTGATGAGTTCAAGAAAGAACAAGGCATCGACTTAACTAAGGATATGTTGGCATTACAGCGTTTGAAAGAAGCCGCTGAAAAAGCCAAGATTGAATTGTCAAGTACACAGAGCACATCAGTGAATTTACCATATATCACAGCTGACGCCACAGGACCTAAGCACTTAAATGTTACTATTAGCCGATCTAAATTTGAAAGTTTAGTAGATGCATTGATTCAGAGATCTTTGGCTCCATGCCGTACAGCATTAGCAGACGCAGGCTTACAAGCATCTGACATCAGTGATGTTATTCTTGTTGGTGGTATGACACGTATGCCCAAGGTGCAAGAAGCTGTTGAAAAGCTATTTGGCAAGGCTCCACGCAAAGACGTTAATCCAGACGAAGCTGTGGCGGCAGGCGCGGCAATCCAGGGCGCAGTATTAAAAGGCGATCGTAATGATGTATTGCTATTAGACGTTACTCCGTTGAGTCTTGGTATTGAAACCCAAGGTGGCGTGATGGCAAAGCTAATTGCTAAAAACTCCACTATCCCAACTAAGACAAGCCAGAATTTTACAACTGCTGAAGATAATCAACAGGCTGTTACTATTAGATGTTTCCAGGGAGAACGTGAGTTTACTCAGTATAACAAATTGTTAGGCGAGTTTAATCTTGAAGGGATCCCAACGCCAAGCCGTAGAGGCCAGCCACAAGTTGAAGTAACACTCGATATTGATGCTAATGGTATTATGCATGTATCTGCTAAAGATCAACTAACTGGTAAAGAAAACAAAATTACCATCCAAGGTAACAGCGGTCTTACACCAGAAGAAATCGAGCGTATGGTACAAGATGCTGAAGCTAATGCAGAGTCAGATAAAAAACTTCGAACTCTTATTGAAGAGCGAAACCAAGCCGAAGCATTGGTTAACAGTCTAAAATCTGATCTTAAAGACGTTGAAGAAAGTGAAGAGTTTAAAGATAAAATCACTCAGGAAGATAGAGATGCATTCCTTGCAGGTGTAACAGCAGTTGAAGAAGCGTTAGCAGGTGAAGATACCGATGTAATTAATAAAGCGGCTACGGAACTTGTAAAAATAGCAGAACCAATCATGAAAGTCCGTGGTGATTTACAAAATAGTAAAAACGAAGGTAAGACACCTACCACCGCTGAAACAAACGCAGAGTTTGAAGAAATCTTTAAAGATAGAAAATAAGATAGTATTTTTAAAGTAGGGCGCCTTCGGGGCCCTACGCAGTTCTTGCTTATTAAGGAGAAATAAAATGACACAATTAAGAACTATTGATGCGGCAGCTCTTGCCCATTTAAGTAGAGCATTGATCGGATTTGATCGTATTTTCAATAACATCGAATCAAAAGGAATTGGTAACAACATCAATTACCCTCCGTTCAATATACTCAAATTTGACGATACACACTACGAAATTGAGATTGCAGTTGCAGGATTTGACAAGCCTGATATATCAGTCGAGGTTGACCAGGATCAGTTAATTATTAAGGGTTACAAGCCTGAAATAGAAAACAGTGATGCTCAATACATACATCGAGGCCTCGCCGCAAGAAACTTTGAAAGAGCCTTTACTATTCCGCAGTATATGGAAGTGGGCGACGTATTGTTGACTAACGGCATCCTTCATATTAAACTTACACTTATAATTCCCGACGCTCTTAAGCCTCGAAGAATTGAAGTAAAATAAATGTAAATAATACGGGAGGAGGCAACTTCTCCCTTTTTAAAGAGAGTATAACTATGCCTACATCTGAAATTCAAATTGACGATAAAATCAAACAAAAGATTCAAGAACCTAAACGTTGGAAAGTAGTTCTCATCAACGACGATACTACTCCTATGGATTTTGTAGTTGGAATCTTAACCGATATTTTTAAGCACACTCAAGAAACAGCTAAAGATATTACAATACAGATACATAGTACTGGTAGTGGAATTGCTGGAGTTTACAGTTTCGAAATTGCAGAAGTAAAAGCAGTCGAAGCTACCCAGCTTGCCCGAGCAAGTGGTTTCCCACTCCAAATTAAAATGGAAGAAGAATGAGCTTACGAGACATTACACACGATCTACATCAAAAAGCAGAAGAAACTTTATTTGCTAAAAAGTTAGTTGGCGGAACCTTTTCTAAAGAAGAGTATGCTAACTATCTTTGGCAAATGGTATTAGTATACAACGGCATTGAAACTGCGGCAAATAGTCAAGGTATGTTAAAAAACTTACCAGACATTGAACGTACACATAAGATATATCAAGACTGTATAGAATTAGTTGGGCCGCACCATCAACTTAGATGGCTGCCTGCAACCATTGAATACTACCAGTATTTGTTAGCACTAAATTACGACGACTCTCGTAAACACTTAGTTAAGGCACACCTATACTGCCGTCATATGGGCGATTTATTTGGCGGACAGATCATTGCTAAAAAATGCCCAGGCTCTGGTAAGTTCTACGAATTCAAGGATGCACATAATTTAAAAGCAGCCATTCGTGCAGAGCTTACAGACGACCTTGGCGACGAAGCCCGTGTTGCATTTGAATGGGCAATTAAATTAATGAAAGTATTAGGAAATGAGTAACGTTTGGGAAACACTGCAAGATATTGCTGAAAAATTCGAACAGACTTTTGAGAAAACGGGCACATTAGTTAATGAGCCCGGAATGGATCGATTTAACCAACCCGGTTGGGTTAACCGCGTGTATTCAGGCGAATTGTATAGACGAGCACACATCGATATTGTAGACGCTCGTGACACTAAAGGTCTTTGGATGATGCATTGTTGTATTTTCCCACATACGCATAATCCTGCTCCGATATTCGGCTTTGACGTAATCGCAGGTAAAAACAAGATTACCGGTTGTTTTATTGACTACAGCCCAGCAGGCGACACAGCACATCCTATGATTGAATACTTCGGCGATGAAGTCAGTCGTTACGAATGGAACAAACAACGTGCATTACCAGAATGGGCTCAGCGTATTTTTAGTAAAAATATGGTAGCAGCCGGAAACGTTAGTGATGAAAGCGAACTAAAGCAGATAGCATCTTTAGCAAGTATTTTAGTAAATCACTATACAGAATGTGTAGGCGAAACTAATAACACTGCTGTAGATACATCGGCAGCACAGAACTACTATGCACAAAATCAAAAGCAAAATCCGCACACACCTAAAGTTATGGTTAGCTTAGGCCTTAGCGAAGAAGATGTAACAGTGTTCGTACAGGAATGTCTCTTCCCGGAAATACGCTAAATATTACACTATGAGATACAGTGAATTTAAATCAATCCTATTAGAGTTTGCACCGCCTACGGGCAAAGGTGAAAACGATCTTCAGATTCTAAGCAACATTATTGAAATTGTTGATCCTAACGATCCGCTTTATAGTGTTGCTATGGGTGTTATTAAGAATCTTGTTTCAACTACTAAGCAATCGATAGAAGAGCCGGCTGCACCAGCAGCTCAACCGCAAGTTACAACCCCAGCTCCTGTAGCTCAAGTACCTGCGCCAGCTAAAGAAGAACCAATAGCAGAAGCAGTCGAAGCAGGCGACGAACCGTGGTACGAATCATTTGTTGCATTGATGAGCGATCCCAAAGCTGCTGCAAAAATGTTATCAAATTTGCGTACTGATCCAGCATTACGAGACTCTATGAGAATGATTCACAAAGGACATGTTAGTGCTGTTAAGAAATCATTTACTGCTGGCGGTACAGAAGCATTAGTAACTGTAGATCAATTCTTTAAACAAGTTAAAGAATCTGCTGACTTGTTAGCAGGTAAAGCAGTGGGTATATTAGATCAATTACGTGTTTGGTATTCTAATGAATCAAAACGTGTAGGTGAGCGTGATGAGAACAATACTCGTCCAAAACCTACACAAACTGCACTTTATCAAAAGTTGCTATACCCATTAGAAAACATTTTCCAAGATTTGGGATTTAAAGACCAACCTCCTAACTTAAGAAATTTTAAAAAAGAAAGTCCTAAAATTTTAAACTTTATGAAACAATGTGAGACTGGTATTGTTGAGTTTAATGATTTGCTTAATCTTAAAGAAGGAAATATTGCATTACTAATTACTGATCCCGACTTAGCATACATATACGAAAAAATATTTGATAAGCTATTAGCGTTAGACGCAGGCCAAGGCGGTGGCGCCTGGGGTCCAGGTGAACTTGGATTATCCATTCTTTGCAAACCAGTTTCAAAATCTAAAGGCAAAGGCGATCTAAGCAGTGTTGATGCAACCGGTAATTCAGTTGATGTTGAAGTTAAGGCCAGCCGTAACGCTAACAGTGGTGGTCGATTAGGCGGTAGCGGAGTCCTTGCAGGTTCTGCTGGTAAGAAAACATTTATACCTGCACTAAAAAAACTATGCGACACAGCAGGTGTTGATCCCAATAGCATTGGTAAAAACTTTAGCGAAGAATTTAAGTACAAAACTGTTAAAGGTGTGAAAACTAAAGTAGGTACAGGCAAGACAAAAGAAACTGGCTCTGTTAAGCATACAAGCATGACAAGCCCTAAATGGTTTGATAGTTTTAATGCACAAGTACCGCCAGGTCTACAAGGCAAGCGCGGCGTAAATCCACAAGGTGCTGTGGCAGAATTTTTAATCACTGCGGTAGGAGCAGTTGTTTCAGAAAAAGGAAGACCATTCTTTGACGAAGAAATGATTGCAAGTATTCCAAATGAAGATGGTACTATTGACTACGAAAAGTTTAAAACAATTCTAACAGCCGCATGGTATCAAATTTACAGCCAAACTGACAATGTTGGCATTATCTTAGTTCTTAACCCAACTAACGGCAACTACACAGTTATTAACTCAGGTGACATGCTTACATCTGGTGACAGCAGTGTAGTTATTTCAGGTGGTATTGATTTTGACGATAGTCAAGGTAAAGCTGGCCCGCAAGTAGGCATTGCTTAAATAATAGCTGTAGATAAATCATCTCCCTCGAGTTGTAAATAATTTGCAACAACAGGGAGATTTCTTATGAGCTGGTTCAAACATAAGCCAAGACCTAAAACACCCCCAAAGCAGCACCCGCATCACTCCAGTCCATTAGCGGAAAAGATACTGAAAGAATCTAAGGACCGAGTTCGAGCGCCTAAGCCTACGAATGATCGTTAGGTGTTAAAAAATTTACACCTAACAAAAAAATAACATCGGAGTTTAATTTCCGCAAATCTATACGTAAATATATAGGTGAACAAATTTCTCACATGGAGCGAAAAACATGAAAAGAAAAGTAATAATGGGCATAATAGCCTTTCTTGCACTTTCGGCACAAGCACAAACACTAATCAATCAGGGTACCTACGACTCAAAGTCTCTGGTTGACACTAATAGTACTACTACCAGTACCAGTACGATCAACACTAACAACGTTAATAGTGGCACAGTCACTACTAACAATAACACTGCATTAAGCGGTGGCACAACCAACACTAATAACAACAACAACGTTAATAGTGGCACAGTAACCAACAACAATAATAACAACAATGTTATGAGTGGTTCAGTTACCTATACAAATAACAATAACAACAACAACATTAACAGCGGTACGCAAACATTTAACAACAACAACGTTAACACAGGTGATATGACTAACCGTAATATTAGTACCAGTACCAGTACATCTAATAATGTTAATACTAACAATAACATTAACAGTGGTACAATGACCTATAACAACAATAATGTCAGTACCAGTACAAATACTAACAATAATGTTAATACCGGCGACATGACTAACCGTAATATTAATAACAGTACTTCTACCTCAAATAACACTAACACTAACACTAACATTAATAGTGGTACAATGACTAACATTAATCAAAATACCAATAGTGGTACAATGACTAATAACAATAATAACACTAACACCAGTACTAATGTTAATCAAAATGCCAACGTTAATCAAAATATTAACAGTGGTGAAATGACCAACACTAACATTAACAAAACTGAAATAACACAACGAGTAATCCAACCTCCTCCTACGTCAGTTGCCCCAGCAATGATGAGCGGCGGCAATGCCGACTTATGCTCAACAGGAACAAGCGGAAGTATACAAACACAAATATTTGGTGTAAGTGGCGGCGGAACAGTTCGCGATATGAATTGTGAACGACTAAAGTTAAGTAAAACATTGTATGATATGGGTATGAAGGTAGCCGCAGTTGCTACTATGTGTCAAGATCGTCGTGTTTTTGACGCTATGTTGGCTGCTGGCACTCCTTGCCCATACGAAGGTAAGATTGGTTTACAAGCCAAAGCTGAGTGGGAAGCTAACTTGGATAAAATACCAAAAATAGATGAGGCAAAAATAGATGACACTTATAAGAAAGTTGGCATTGGTGCTCTGCTTGGGGCTCTTGTGTTCAAGTTATTCTAATAGTCAAACAACTGACTCTGTTACTGGTAATCTAACAAATTTTACCGGTAGTCCCACGGATACAACATCAGTCTGGAATAATGCAGGCAGTGTGGGACAACAGTTGACATGTTGGTCATATGGAGACCCTGGATATTGCGGCCCTAATCCTCGAGTAAGTGCGTGGGGTGCTGGATCTAATGTTATTAATTTTTCATACGGCACAGTAGACTTAAATCAAGTGGTCAACATAAACAAGGCATTGTCTATTGGCGGCAGTGGAGTGCAACTTAGCGGATTCAACTTTGGATTCACTGCTAAAAACGGCAACGGTTGGGATAATGGTGCTCAGGATTATTTGTCTGCCTATGTAAAATTATATGGCAGTAGCGGCAATCAAGTTGCTGCCTATGATTATACAAGTCAGACTAATAGAAGGTATAATTGGACTACTTTTAATTTTAGCGAAACATTTGCCACGCCTTATACTGCATCAACTATGGGTAATGTACAATATGGATTTGTTGGTAGAGATAACAATTATTGGGTAGGACCGTACGGCCCAGAAGTTATGAATGTAAACTTCAGTTTAAAATATTCAGTTAAGCCTGATCCGTGTATTGCTGACCCACTGTCAAGTCCCACTTGTCCAGGATATGCATTAGCCACTGTTAAAAATTCAATATTAGGATCCACAGTATCAAATGCATCTGCAACATCGTTTGTGCCTGTGACTAACTATGCATTAGTGTCTCCTGGACCGGCAGCAGGCCCAGCACTAACAGGCACTGACTTTACTAACCCTGCACCTGGGCCGCAAGGACCGCAAGGCCCAATGGGACAAGTAGGACCACAAGG